GCGGTTTCTTCACGAATATGAAAAACCGTGCTGGCAACAATATGAACGAGCTCGGCAGTCAAGTACAGGGCGTACTCAACGCTATTGGCGGCTTTTTCACGGGGGCATGGTCCGCTATCACCGCAAAAACGGTTCAGTTCATGGGCTTCCTGGGACAGGCGATACAAGCGGGAATGAACTTCATTGTCAGTAGTTTCCTTTTGCCGTTCCAACTCATCGGACAGGGCTTTGTCTGGCTCTATAACCATAACCGCTATTTTAAGCTCATGGTTGACACGATTGTACAGGACGTGACACGGCTTAGCGCATTTCTGCAAACTGAGTGGAACATCATCGTGATGGGGGTCACGCAAGCCTTCAATTTTATCGCGAATGGGGCAAAGTTCTATTGGGGCATTGTCACCTCAACAATACAGCAATGGCTTACCATCGCGCGAAACTTTATCGTCTCGACCTGGAATACGGTCAACGGAGCGGTCACGTCTGCATACAACTATCTTGCCAATGGGACACGCTACTACTGGGGACTGATGACCTCTGCAATCTCTGCCGCAATGAATACCGCATGGTCATTCATAGTCGGTATCTGGAATCAGATTGTCTCCTCTATCACGCAAGCGGGGCAACGCGCATGGGCGGCTGTCGTCTCGATGTGGATGCGCATATCAGGCGTCTTTTCCTCAGCGTGGTCAACCTATATCTCTGGACCGCTCACTTCAGCATGGACTAGTGTGCTGAATTTCATCAATTCTTGGGGAAGTCAAGCGTATCAGAGCGGCGCAAATTTCGTCCAGATGCTCGCCAATGGCATCTCCAACGGAATCGGCGTGATCGGCTCGGCGGTTTCTGGAATCGCAAAAACGATTTGGGCGAATCTCGGCTTCCATTCTCCGACGAAAGAGGGCTACGGTTCTACTGCACATACCTGGATGCCAAATCTCATCAACATGATGGCGTCAGGACTCTTGCAAGGTCAGCCGATCATTCAGAGTGCTGCAAATAGCGTCGCGGGGAAACTTGCGCCACTGACAGGGACCACGTCAGCATCGCACATCGTTGGCACGCAAGGCGCATCAGGGGCGCTACACGGGACAAGTAGCGGCGCACATACTCTCGTGTACTCAGCACCGTCTACGCATCACCATACGGCCCCTGGCACGCATCACCATCTGGCAACCACGACGCATCATCATAGAGCAAGCGGAGTTCATCATCACGCATCGGCGGGGACGCACCACCACTTGGCAAGTGGCACCCATCATCATGGTGGGAATGCGGTCCATCATCATACAGGGGCCGCAACACATCATCACGCACCCACACGCGGCACGCATCACCATGCATCGGCGGGGACCCATCATCATCTGGCATCAGGGGCGCATCACCATCACGCGGCAGGTCTGCATCATCATCACGCAACGACCACGCATCATCACCTTGCACCGACGATCAGCACGTATAGCGCACCTTCGACCAATACGTATAGCGGCACCAATAATAACACCTTTACAGGCACCAATAACAACAGATTCAACACGTCAAGCGGCGGGGGCAATGGGGGCAAACGACAAGAAACCATCATTCTGGAAATTGATGGTCGGCAGTTTGGACGTGCGATTGTCAACGATCTTGGCAACGAATTAGTCAAGCGAATCCGCTTAGAAAGTCGAGCGGCGTAAACATGGCAGGCAAGCTTCTTCCAGGCCAGATCATGACGAATGGCGTCTCAAATTACATCTTTGGCACCAATAATCCGAATTATGACAACACCTTTGTCAACAATACCAACGTCCAAAACCAGATGAAGGCGGCTGGTATTTCCACTATTCGCTTTTCAACCAATGACGGTGGGGGTGCGCTCTACTCTGACGCACAGTTGGATGCAGTGCTCAATGCGATCAAAAACGCGGGAGCACAACCGCTCTGTATTCTCAATTCATCCAATCCTGCCTTTAACAAGCACGTTGTCGCCTATTACGGCACGCGTTGCATGATGTACGAATTTGGCAACGAGCGCGACATCAACGGCATGAGTTGGCAAACCTACCTGAATAATTGGAATACCTGTATTGCGGATAACAGGCATGTCAATCCGAATGCGGCCTTTATTGGGCCTGCTTTGGGTGTCTTCAGCAACGTCGATAGCTATCTCATTCCGTGGCTCAAAGGTACCGTGTCCGCCGGAACACAGCCTGATGGGATAAGCGTCCATATTTATCCCTGTACGGGTGGCAGCATCGCACAACAAACGTGTATTAGTCGAGCGGCAGGGATGGGCGCGTCAGTCGCAGGACTGCGTACCAAGACACGTGGGGTCCTCGGCTACGACGTGCCACATTGCCTCACCGAGTGGAACGCAGACGCCTATTACAATAATCCTCCTGGTGGCGGGAGTGGCGGACAAGGCTACAATAGCAACAATCCCGCCAATGACAGCTTTAACAACACCTTCGCCATTGATGCCATCGAGGGCTTTGTCGCCAATGGCATCGACATGGCGAATCACTTTGAGGTGGACTACTTTCTCGCCAATCCAGGGGGTGCCACGTCTAGTACTGGACAATATCGCGCCTTTGCCACAGAAACGAAAAAGTATCCCGTTGGGTCCGGCGGGAGCACACCACCACCGTCTACCAGTACGATCTCAGCCTCACCTTCGTCACTCTCGTATAGCGGTGTGGTCAATGGCACAGGCCAAACACAAAACGTCACGATTACCAATACAGGTAACACAGGTGGCACCATCGCAACACCTGTCACGTACAGTGCGTACTCTAATCTCAACTGGGTGGTCATCTCAGGCGCGAATACACTTGGTGGAAACGCTTCAACAGTGCTCAGTATCGGGTGTGGGCCACAAAACGGGATGCCAGCCGGAACGTATACCGCCAACATCGCCGTCACGGTCAATGGCAGTGTCGCCACTATTAGCGTCACGCTGACGATTACAGGCGGGTCCAACGCGGTACAGCATCTCTATGGTCCGGTCTACGCGCCTCCTGTGACAGCAGGCACCACGAACGCGATGTGGGCGCAATTCGAGCAAGCTGGCACCGCCGTGTCGTTTGTGATCGCGAACCCCAATAGCGGACCAGGCAGTACGCAAAATGCTGATTACGTGACTGGCATTCTGGGGATGCATACAAGCGGTATCAAGGTGCTTGGCTACGTGAACACCTCAACCAGTGGCGTACTGATAGCAAGCGCAACCGTGAAGTCGCAAATTGACGCATGGTACAGCTTCTACAATGTCGATGGTATTCATCTCGACGCAGTGTTGCCCACGAGCGCGAACTTTACGTACTACCAGACGCTGTACCAGTACATCAAAGCAAAAGACACTGTGCGCAACTACGTCTCACTCAATCCCGCGCAGGTGCCACCCGAATCGTACATGCCCATCCTTGATACGGTGTGCATTTACGAAGGCGTGTACGGTGGAAGTATCGTGACACAGCCCTACATGCAGAATTATCCCTCGTCCAAATTCTCAGCAACGGTGCAGAGTGTCGCCACGTCCGCGCAAGTCGATACTGTCATGTCCTCGCTCAAAAACGCCAATGTGGGACTGGTGTACATCACCGATCAATCCGGTACCTCGCCCTATGTGGTTGCACCAACGAACACCGTCTGGCAAGAGACACTCAAAGATATTGGCGTGGTCTCGACAGGAGGTGGCTCTCCTTCAACCACGCCACTCTCCGTGTTTTTCGCGGCGGCGACTGACACCACACTTGCCACCGCGAACCAACTCTATACCGTACAAGGCACACCGCCGAACACGTGGGCGTATAGTCGGCTTGGCACGAGTACAGGGTATGGGGAAATTGCGTCGCAGACAGAAACCAATGCGTGGGAAGCTTTCTCAGGACTGGGCGCACCGTCAGGCAGTGGTTTCTTGTATGAATCGGTAGCTCTGGAAAATAATCAACTGCAAGCGGGGAATTGGAGCGCACAAATCCGGCTCAACTGTGCGCAAGGGGGAGACGCCGCACCGCAAGCCGGAAGTATCACAGGCGATCTCTACGTCCGTGCCTTCAAACGCTCTAGCAGTGGCGTCTATATGGCAATCGTGACGCTCTCCTCGCTCAATCAGACCATTCCAATGGCGTTTACCACGTTCCAACTGCCCAGTGTCGCGACCACGCAAGCGACGCCGTTCGCAGTTGGAGACAAACTGTATCTCGACATCTGGGTCAATGTCCACAGTGACGGCAACGCCAATAACAGTGCTCTACAGGATATTCGCCTCAATCGTCTGAGCCAAGATATCACCAATAACACAGGCGACGTGAATGCATCCATCGTCACGCCTGGATTCAGCACGGCGTCCAGTGGTGGCACGAGTAGCACAAGTAGTACAGATACGTTCATTCGCGCCAATCAGAGTGGATTCGGCACGGCCTCGAATGGTGAGACCTGGAACGCAACGGGACCTGGAACACTCTCGATTGTGAGCAATGAAGGCGTGATCGTCTCAACTGCTGCTGATACGAATGTGCAACTTGGCGCGAATACCTTTCTTGACGGAGATATTCGTGGACGGCTCGCTCTTGGCGCGGCAGGTGACTTTTGTGGCGTCGAAGGCCGCTATAGCGTCAGTGGAGGCACTCCTACCTGTTATAAGTTGGTGTACTACACAGGCACGATCAATCTCAACAAAGCCATTGCAGGCGTCACTACACAGTTGGTTTCACTTGCCAATATCACGCTCACTCCTGGAACATTCTATCAATTCCACTTAAAAATTCAGGGGAGCACCTTGTATGGCAATGTCTATGCCGATGGAAGTGCGGAACCCACATCTTGGATGATCACCACTGCTGACACGAGCATACAAACGGCGGGGGGCTATGCAGTGCTTGCCCAGACCGCAAGTGGCAGTACAGGCATCCAGGTAGACCACTTCAGCGCGACTCCGCTCAATGTCAGTGGTGGCACTCCAACCATCGTCAGTTCGTCCACTGCGCTTCCCTTTAGCGCAGTACAAGGCGGTGCGGTCACATCGGCACAAAGCACCACACTGACCAATAGTGGCGCGGCAAGTGGTACGTGGACGGAAACCATTAGCTATGCGCAAGGCTCAGGGTGGCTCTCTCTTGGGACGACATCAGGCACCTTAGCCGCAGGCGCGTCGCAACAAGTCGCGCTCTCCTGTAATCCGGCGGGACTCGCACCTGGCACCTATAGCGCATCAGTCATTTTCGCGATGGGCGCGTCCACTGCAAATCTCGCAGTCACACTCGTCGTCACCGCAGCATCAAACGCATTTCTCAGTGTGTCTCCACCATCTCTCAACTTTACGGTAACCCGTTAATCTCGAAAGGCATACATTACATGGCAATTACTGATTCGGCAGCCCAGGCAATGCTTGCATATCTCCAGGCCAATTATGCCATCATGGCAATCAGTGGCGAAGCTGGTTCGACCACGCTTGCAACTGCAATTGTCGCGGGGACCGCACCATCGGGCGGCGCACTCGGCATTGTAGGACCAGCACAAGCGATAGCACCCGGGCAAATCTACCTGGACTTCAACGGTTCGGGCGCACCCCCACTACAAACAGGGCAACAAGAAACACTCGTGACCACTGGATGTGCGCAAGGCGCGACCTCACTTCCTGTCACGGCCATTGGTGGTGGTGTCTGGACTCCAGCCTACTCACATGCCGTTGGTAAAACCGTCGTGCCTGTCGCACCTGTCACAGACAATCCACTCGCGGCACCTGCCAATGTGCAGTATCTCGCGCTTGCGGCTGGTGACTTTAGCGCGATTACTGGATCAGGTATCGGCAACCGCACTGTGACTATTACCAAGAAATTTCCAGGTGCCACGTCCAATCCTGGCACGATTACCGTTGTGCGTGTCATCAAATCCCAAACGTGGGGAACATCGGGCAATGTGGCCGTGTGCGACTACATTCCACAAGCGGTTTTGAGCAATACGACTGGCAATATTCAGGACCAAACATTTACCTCTACAATAAAATTCTAGGCATTGAGGCACCATGACACAATTAGGCCGCGCTGATTTCCTACAAACGAATAACGCAAGCTCATGGAATCCCGCTACCGATGGGAACTCGTGGACCATCGATAGCGGCGCGGCCTCGTTGTCAATTGTGTCCAATGAAGGACAGGTGACAGGCGTCACTGCGCTGACGTTTCTCCGCTTAGGCAATGCCACGAGCGTTGATTTTGATGTCAAAGTGCGCGTCAGTGGGTCCTCAACCAACTATACCGTCTTGGGTGTCTATGGCAGACAAACCGCAACGAATACCTGCTATCGCGCACGCATCAACATCAACGTACCCTCACAAGGCTTTGCGCTTCTCAAAACGATTGCAGGAACGAGCACGGTGCTCGTGTCGATGGCTTTCACCGCGTCCATCAACACCTTTTATTGGGTGCGATTCAGGGGGATTGGTTCCACACTGCTCGGTAAAGTGTGGGCCGATGGAACGTCCGAACCAAGCACGTGGACACTCACCACCTCTGACACGAGCATCACTTCGGCTGGAAACGTGGGCGTCTGCGTCAATACCGTTACGTCTACGGACGTGGCAAAATATGATAGCTTTTATGCCGTGGATGAGTCACCCATCAACCAACTGACCACCCTTGCGACCCAAACCACGGCTGTAGGTAGTGGGACTACCATGTCTACCGAGAGTGCGACACCACAAACCGTTACAAGTGCGCTTGGAAGTGGCACTACGTCCTCAACTGAGAGTGCAACACCTATCACGTCTACTGTCGCAACACAAAACGCGAATGTGGCGTCTACCAACGCGCTTGCACCAAGTGCTGAGACGACGATAAGCGGAAGTGGCACCACCAGGAGTAGCAATGCGCTTTCACGTCTCTCGGCTGAGACCACTGCACAAGCAAGTACGAGCACCACCACGAGCACAGGTCAACAGGTCGCGCTCACGAATACTGGCACTGACACAGGGACGTGGAGCGTCACCAGCAATGCCTCATGGCTGCTTACTTCACCATCACAAGGCACCTTAGTAGCAGGCGATTCCACAAGCGTTGCGATTTCAACGAATAGCGATGCGCTAGGGCCAGGGACCTACAATGCGACCCTGACCTTTACCATGAGCAATGCCAATACCGTGCAAGTGCCTGTTACCTTAACCGTCGTTGCGTCCAGTAGCGCGCCGCAAACCGTCATGCTCACCAACACAGGCGGGGCGCAAGGCAACTGGAACGCAACCATCAGTAGTGGCGCGACGTGGCTGTCTCTCTCTTCTCTGAGTGGCGTCCTCGCAGCGGGTGCGTCTACCACCGTGACCGTCTATGCCAATGATGCGGGACTCGCGCCGGGGACGTACAACGCGAGTGTGACATTTTCCATAGCGGGAGCCAATAGCGTCACCGTGCCTGTCTCGCTCACGATTGGCACACCTACGTCCGCAGATATCGACATCGCGCCCTCAAGCGTGACTTTCAATGGCGTCGTTGGCGCAAATACACCAGGTACGCGCTCAGTCACATTGACCAATCCAGGCAATGAAGCGGGCGCATGGACAAGTAGCATCGTGTATAACGGGATTGGCTCAGGGTGGCTTGCACTCTCACCAGCAAGTGGCACTCTTCCGGGGACAAGCACACAGGTGGTGACGCTCACACTCACCAATACGGCAAATCTTGCAAGTGGCAGCTATAGCGCGTTGGTCTCGTTCTTGCTTGGAAGTGAAGTCGTCACACTGAATGTGACGCTCGTGATGCAGACGCCCGCGCAAGGGGCAACGCAGACCGTGCTTATCGCGGAACAACCTGTAACGGTGGAATGGCCGCTTATCGTCACCAACAAGATTGACGAAGTGAGCACCGCAGAATTTACCGTGCTTGATGCTACTGCCACCCTCAGTATTGCTCAAAATGCCCAGGTGATTGTGAATGATTCGGTGGAAGGCGTGAAATTCAAAGGCTCCATCGCGACAGTGGAGATGGAGCCGAGGTTGTACCCCAATCCGCATAAAGAATTTATCGTCAAGTGCAAGGACGAACGCTATCTCGCGGCCAAGCGGCTCTACACGGGCAAGGATTACACTTCTCCACGGCTCGCAGGGGATATCGTTGCGGACTTGATGCAAGGGTATCTCACGCCGGAGGGCGTCAGTGCGTCCTATGCCATTCGCCATGACAACTCTACCGCAACATTCTCGCAAGGGACATTGACCAATACCGTCGCCAATAACGATATAGAACTGGCTCCATCAGGGACAGCCTATAGCCTGAATGAAAACTTCCAAAGCGGTTCGCTCATCACTTGTGGCGTGACTGCTACTGCGCTCCAACTGGCTCAAACGCAAGCGATTAAGATTGTCGGTACGGCCTCGCAAGGCGTGTCAAGTCAGGCGGTCAATCAGACAGGCAACAACTATGCGTATTTCAAGATATGGAGCGGCAATGTCTCCATCGCGCCGGGGGACTCGCTCCAATATGGCGTGTGGATCAGCAGTTCATCACCACAGATGTTTTCCTCTGTCGATGGTATCTGCACCGACGGGACGACCTTGCGCGATTATCAAAATCGGTACTTACTCGACCAGAACCACTTAGCATCGCATCCAGGTACCGATCTGTCAGGCTATGCCAACGATCAGTGGTACTTTCGCTCCATCGACCTGACGCCACTTGCAGGCAAGGCACTTGGCACCATCTCGATAGCCTTTGAAGGCGACAACTCAGGGACCTACACGTCGTACTTTCGCGCCATCCATTTGGTCAACAATGGTGGTGGTATCAAACAAGCATTTTTTGATTATCAGTTAGCAGCCAATCAACTCTTGTCCAACATTGGCTACAGCCAGGTCAGCCTGACACAAGTCACCGCCTACGAAAAGAGCGGTATGCGTGTATCGTCCGCAAATGGCATAGCGGGCGCGGGCGTCGTGCAGAGTAGCATGATCGCCTGGACGACTGACGCCACACAGCCAAAGGATACCGCGCTTGTGGTTGAGACCAGCATTGACAATGGCGCGACGTGGCAAGCGGCGACAAGCGGCAAGCCAATCCCTTCGCTGCTCGTAGGAGCCAATGCGAGGAATATTACCATCCTGACGCGACAGAGAATGACGCTCACAGGTGTCTCGCCTGAACTCACGCCCAATCTGTACGCGTTGTCGTGGAGCGTCACACCGTCCTATGCCTGCACAAAGACGGATGTGCTCAAAACGGACACCACACAGTCAGATTGGAGTGGTGGCACGAATACCGCACTCCTCGCCACCAATGGCGATATCTCACTCAATGGGGCATGGCGTGACTGGCATGATGGCAGTACCAACAATCAAACCTTTTTCGGCACTGGCTCACAAGCAACCGTCATGCGTCAGGCCGTCGTGACGGTTGCACCAGGGGGCAAAGAAGGGCGTTCACGCCTCGACTTCGCGGGGAATTGGCAGGATTTTATCGTAGAACTCGACGTAACGGTCTCGCCACATGGCAACGCAAGTTTTGTGTACAGGACCACGAACTGGCAGAACGCCAACAACTATCATGGCTACAATGTCGATCTCACGCCAACGCAAGTGCTCTTTGGACGTGGAAGTAGTTCCGGCGTCTACACGCAAATCACGACCGCGCCAATCGACCTCTCCAAAGGCACGGCGTTCCGTTTAACGGTCATCGCATCAGGCAGTAATCACCGTATCTACGTCGATGGAACGCTCTACATCAATGCGACGGATTCGACCTTTGTGCAGAGCGGCGGGTTCGGCTTGCGCTTTCTCAATAATGACCCTGGCGTCGCGTATAGCGGATTTTTCGGCAACTTTGGCGTGGTGCAGTCGCTGTCTGGGACACATATCAGTAATCCGGTCTCTCTGAACGGGATCAACACTCTTGGCGGGTCGGTTGTCCAGTGGGATGCTGACGTACCACAAGGAGGGAATGTCGATGTCGCGGTCTCGCTGAATGGCACATCGAACTGGCAAAGCTGCACCAATGGTGGTCCTGTACCTGGACTGACCAGTGGTGCGGCGAATCCAGCCAATACACTGTACATCCGTACTACGATCTCATCCGGCAACGCATCAGCCAATACGCTTGTAGGACGCGACTTGACGAGCTACCTCACGCCAACGGTACATGGCGTGACGCTACTCATAGCCTCACAGTTGAACGCATCAGGAGTACGCATCTCACCAGCGACACAGTTAGACACGGTGGGCGTAGCAGGTTCGTCCTCTCTCTCATGGGTACAGGTGGCCTCGGCTGGGACGAGCGTGGGTGTTGATGTCTCGCTCAATGGGGGCGCGTCGTGGGTCGAGGTGACGCAAAGCAATGGCGCAAGTATTCCAGGCGTCAATCAAGGGGACTCAATGCTTGGGAAGTCTGTCCTCACGCGGATACGCCTTGCCTCAACGGTCGCGACACTGACGCCACAAGTGAGCGATCTCACCGTCTCGGTACGCAATAGTGATATTCAGAGTGGCGCACTCATTCCGAGCACGTCCTACAGCTTTTCCAGCAAGATTGACCGATGCCTCGATGACCTTGCGAAGAAATCGAATTACTGGTGGGCGATTAAGAATGGGCGATTGCTCTTTCAAAACAGGGCTGGTATTCCCGCACCGTGGGTACTCGATAGCTCCGACAAAACACAATTCTATGGAGGACAACAAATCGGAGATATCTTGCTCACGCCACGCCCGAAGCTGACCAAACAGAGCGACAAGTACCGCAATCGGCAATGGATTACCAATGTATTGGCACCGACACCCGCACCTCTCATCGAGCAAAAGACAGGTGATGGCAAGACGCAAAGTTGGAAAATGTCCTATCCGATTGCAGGGCCAACGTCCAGTATCACGATCACGCGCAACGGCAATCCGGTCAGTATCGGCATCCAGGGCGTGGATATCGGCAAGGACTTCTACTACACACCGCAGCAATCGGACCTTGTGCAAAATCCGAACGTCGCTCCACTGGCTGCGCGAAACGGCAACACGCCTGCTGAGACGCTTGTCGTCACGTACACCGGACTCACACTCGCCTCCGTCATGGCAGAGGACCAGGCACAACAAAAAGCACTCGCACTCATTGATGGCACGACAGGCATTATTGAAGAGGTGGAGGACGCGACGACGATGTATCCAAACGGACTCTTAGCCGATGCAGCACAACAGTTGGCACAAGCTCGCATCGACCAGTATGCGGTGTTAGGGCGTGAGTGGCAATCCTCGACCATGAGGCACGGACTGCACGTGGGGATGCTCCAATCCATCACTATCCCTGAATTTGGCCTCAACAACGTGGCGATGCTCCTGACAGAAATCAAGACGAACTACGAACCTGGAAGGACTCGTTACGACTTGAAATATTACGAAGGCTACAACAACAAAGGTTGGGCGTCGTACTTCGACCCGACCAAGTAGAAAGTAGGAAAACGATGCAACAAACCATTTTAACGTCTGTGTATCTCTTTTGGCTGTTCCTGGTGCTGCTCCTCTTGTGGCGCATCTGGCGCGACGGGAGCCATCGTGCGCAAAAAAAAGACGACGCCCTGATCGCCTCTGCCCTCACCTCAACGGAGGCGGCGCGCAAAGCAGCGGAGGTAGCACAGATTGTCGCGGCGACGGCAGAGGCAGCGGCTGTGCGCGTGCGAGAGGCAGCAGAGGCAGCGGCATCTCTGCTCGCAGATGTGGCGAGACAGCACAATGGAGACGCACCTCGCACACCGACATTGCGGAACGCGCTTGTGGAGAGTGCCAGGAAAGCGGAGGATGCATCACACGTCTCGGCGGATGCGGCGGATGCATCACACGTCTCGGCGGATGCGGCGGATGCATCACACGTCTCGGCGGATGCGGCGCGTAGGTTGGTCGTGCCACATCGGGAGAGTGCATGAACATCCTCAATTTTATGCCGATCGTGTCAACGGTGCTTGCGGTCTGCCTGACCATCGGAGGCATGTCTGCTTTCAGAAATGGACAGCAAATCAAATTGAGAGAGTTTCAAGAGGAGACCAACAAGGCATTGAAAGAACGAACTGATCTGCTTGAAAAAAAAATCGAAGACCTGGAGAAAAAGACCGTCATCCATGAGCATGTCATTGAGACCATCATCGCAACGTTAAAGCTGCGAGGTCTGGTGGTGACAGTGGATGGCGAAATGGTGACGATCAGCGACGGAACAAGCAGCACTAGCAAACGCTACCGACCAGCGAATGAAGCAACCAGGCCAACCAGGACACTGCCGAAAAAAGGCAGTTCTCCGGAGCATGCATCATAAGAAAGGAACGGTATGTCTGAACTGCACAATTTTCCTTTTGTGAACCAATTGACACGTTACGGAACCAAGAGCACCTTGCGTCGGCGTTCAACGCCAAAGACCCTTCCCATTATCACGACATCCAAGAAACCAGGAGGCACATCACCATGAGACCATTCCGCATCCACTCCGGGCTTGCACTCCTCATGCTTGTCCTGCTTCTCGCAATTTCACACGGCATCATTCAGACGACACTTTTCCATGAGCGTGACGTTCGCGCCACGAGCGCACTCGCCAAAGGACTGACAACCCGCGAACTCTCTCTGTCTCTCAATGCGAGAAACATCAAGCTAGACCCTGCACATCGACTGGACTCTATCAAGGCCATCAATACGGTGTACACAGAGTGGCAGCAGATGCAAACACAGATAGATACCGGAACCTACAGCAGCAATCCACAGGTACAGGAGAGCGTGCAGGTAGCCATTCCGCACTATCTCATCCTGGATACCACCTTTGGCGTCATTCTGAACAAGGACAGCGGTCCCAGTGCAGTCGATATTGACCGCGAACTCTTGATCATCCTTGCGCATGACACCCCGTATCTCAGCGCGATGGACCAGGCGTCCTCGACTCTCAACACTGACGTAGAGGCGTATGTGAGACGCGTGCAGTGGATAGAGGGTGCTACGTTCCTCTTGTCACTCACGGTCCTGGCTTACGGATCACTCTTTGCGGTACGGCCTGCACTCAAGGAACTCAACGCCTTGCTTGCACAGCAGCAAGAACACCTACCCGCCAACGTGACCCCATTTCCAACGAAAGAACGAACACATGCTGACTAACGCCATGCAAGACGTACTACAAACCACGCTGTTGCTTACACTCTGTATGCTGCTGCTTACCTGTCTCTTTCTGGCAGTAGCAGATGTGAGCAAACGACACACAAGAGAGGAGAGAACCAACAATGAGAGATGAAAAAAGCGTCCTGATGCAATCGCCGTTCCATTGGAACGGGCGTGAAGGCCACACGCCTCGATGGATTGTCTTACATAGCACGTCAGGCGGGGGCGCAGCATCGTGGTTCCAAAATCCGCAAGCACAAGTCTCGACGAACTATGTGATTGAAAAAGATGGAACGATCATCAACTGCGTCGATGAGCTTGATGCAGCTTACGGCAATGGACCGCTTGAGCCAGGCCATGCCGCATTTTGGGACACGATAGGATGCAATCCTAATCTTGTTACCATCTCGATTGAGCACAGCAAAGCAGAGGGCAATCAGGAGAACTTGACTGAGGCGCAGAAAGCAGCGTCATTCTACCTTATCCAATCCCTCTGCAAACGGTGGAATATCCCACTCCAAGCCGCAAACGAGCACGGCGGAATCGCGCCCCACTCAAGTTTAGAACCTGTGAACCGTAAAATGTGTCCTGGCCCCTATCCCTGGCAAGAACTCTTTGCTCTTGCACACCCACCACAACAGGAGGAAATACTTGTGATTAGTCTGAGTAATCCGCAAGTTGCCAACTACTTTGTACAGGATGGCGACATGTGGAAATGCAAACAAACAGGCAAGCGTGTAGGACACGCGTTTCTGGACTTCTACCGTGTCTTCGGCAATAGCGCACTCTGCGGGCTGACCTACATCGGTTTACCGTTGTCTGATGAGTACAAAAACGAACACGGCTCTATCATGCAACGATATGAACGCATGGACTTAGGCTATGGCTCATCAGGACACAAAGAAGACAATCCTCCTGGTTCAGGCGATGTGTTCATTCTGAAAAAGTACGAAGGAAGCGGAATAGATCCACGTATACCTCAGCTTCAACAGAAAATAGACGCACTCACCAGGCAGGTCAACACGAAACCTGACACGCAAGCGCAAGCCGAACTTGCGAAATTACGAGCAACACTTGCTCATATCCACGAGGAGTCAGCAGCATGATGAAATCAGCAACCACGTCCCAAAATCTTGTGGTACAGGCATTCTTGAGTATGGTCCTCTCCGCAATGGCAGGAGCAGCGACAGCCGTCGCGCAATACCTCTTTCGTGGAGGTCATGTTGATATTGGCACCGCACTCTCCATTGGTGTTGGCGCGTTCATCACCATTTTCAGTTTAGCGTTAAAAGCGTACTGGCCGTCCAATGCGCGTATCGTCATTCAAGCTACGCAAGACAGCGAACAGCAATTAGCGGCACAAGTACAGGAGTTTGAGAAGCGACTGAATGCACAACCTGACGTACAAGCAGCACTTGCTCAACAACAGGCACAGACGCAAGACACCGTACAGAAAGCGGTACAACAGGCCGTGTCACAACTGCCAACGCCTCAACCGCAAATTATCGTAGTGCCTCAACAGCCTGTGCAAGTAACAACAACACAACCTGCCCCAACAGCATCGGTAGCACCTGTAGAACTTCCATCAGTGCCGCAATCCGTCCCGATCGCATTACCAGAGAGTGCAAACGGTCCTGTTGTGCAGTCTATCGTCAATCCGCTCGCTGACTTCTTACAACCCACGCCAACAGGAACGGCATTGACAGACGACACGCAACCGATGAGCGCGTCGAAACGACCATGAACTACCCTTTGATATCATCAATCTGTCCAACAACGGGTGCGCGTCGAGACTTTTTACTGCGAGCAATAGCTATGTGGATGAAGCAAGACTATCCAAACAGAGAGTTGATCCTAGTCAATGACGATACGCAGGATACGCTTGTTGACCTCATTCCTGATATTCCAGGCGTAGAATACATTTTTATTGACAAGCGGTTTACGAAACGGCCATTGTCGATAGGAGTCAAGCGCAACATTGCATGCTCGTTGGCAAGAGGGGATATCTTCTGCTTGCTTGACGATGATGATAGATTCGGCTCACATCGGCTCTCGATACAAGCGCGTCCAATCCTAAGCGGCTTAGCAGATTGCACAGCGTTGAAGATGGAACGCGCCTACGATTTACCATCAGGTGAAATGTGGGCATGTCCTGATGCTGTACATGCGAAACTCTTTCCGCTCGGTGTGCGATGTGGGACCCTGATGTTCAACGCGCGATATTGGAAAAGTGGGCTGACCTATCCGAATGCGAGTCAAGGCGAGGACGTGCATTTCTTGCGAACGCTGATAGCACATCAGGCACGGCTAGAGCCTGTAAGAGACCCTGGGTACATCTGCATTCGGCATGGCTCAAATGTCTCAGCACGGCTTGAGTATGCGGAGTGGAGCCGTGTTGCGCCACTGGATTACTTGACAGTGGAAGAGCAAGCGTTCTATGCCACGTTCAAAGAGGATGTACAGCATGCAGCATAGAATACACGAATTGATAGACAAAGTAGCGAGCTTCTTTGGCTCGGTCAAGTTTCTCCTGCTCAACACCGTCGTCTTCATTGTGTGGTTGAGCATCAACACGCTCGCTCCACAATGGCTACGCTTCGATGCATTCCCGTTCAACTTTCTGACGCTTTCCGTCTCGCTTGAGGCAATCTATCTTTCCATCTTCGTCCTCATTTCGCAGAACCGACAAGCAGAGCGCAATAAGGCGCATATGGAGGAGCAGCGAGCAGTACAGCAGAGAGAACTACAGCAGAGAGAACTACAGAAAAACACCGAACTCAACCGATTAGAGGAAACAGAGAACCGAAATATCCTGGCAATCCTGCACAAGCAAAACGAGACGCTTGCGGATATGCAACAGGTGTTGAAGGCGAGCAAGAGAACGCTTCCTCGTTCTCTATGACATTTCGAGAGAGTGACAAGCAGGAAGCGGCATGATAGACTGTGTGTAGGTCTCTAGTCTGAGTGCAACACAAAGCGCGAAGGTGAAACCTCTCACCTTCGCGCTTTGTGCTGTATCAACCAGGAGCTTCTTGTGTGTTTTCCATGATTTTCTTTCTAGAGCGGATGATGCACCGCCACTCTTCACAACGCTACAAAACTACTACTTGACAGTCCACAATGAGAACTTAATTACCGCGTTCTCAACGGTCTCAGGCTTGTGTGTCTCGCCCTCATTCAGGCGAGGCAATTGCGCCTGAATAACAATCAACGCATCGCCACTTTGCAAGGCTACTTTCGGCGCGCGCTCAGGGATAGGCAGCTCAAGATTGAACTTGCGGCGGATAACATCAATGGTGCTTGCATGGCTCGGATTGAGCGCACTCACCGCGCCATTCTCAACCGCCTCACGTACCATGTCAGGCGATGCGACACTCTTACTAAGGCTTGCCTCGGCAGGGAACATTGTGTCGGAAATCGCTAAGCTAATAAAGGTTGCCATTTGTTTTCTCCTCTTGCTTTACTCGGATGAGGCATTCGCTCATCTCTTGTTTCTATTGTAGTCCAATGGACTACAATAGTCAAGCGTTTTTGGGATGACTTTTGAACACTCGCAAAAACTCGTTATTTGCCTTGTAATTCCATCACTTCTGAGAGCGCATCACGCTCTAAGGCGATAGCTCGTTTGCGGTCTCGCTGCTTGAGGCCAGCGTGCTTGACTCTACAGGTATATTTGGCAATCGTGAGCAGGAGCGAGACCTGCACGCTCACCACGAAGCCGAGAGCCTCGCTCGCACGCTTGCAAAAGAGTTCTTGTGCCGCTAAGAAGTCGCGTACATCGCCGTTCTCGCTATAATCCTGGGCATTATAGTACCCACAATCGGCAAGCTCTCCCAGTACGTCTGTCGCGTCGTAAGGCTTGCCTGTATCAGGATTGACAACGCCCTCGGCAAGATGCTGTATGACTTCTTGCAATTCGCCGGACTCGCGCATCAACTTCACGCGTACTGGCTCGTCATATTTTTTGGTGTCGGGATACTCGCGCTCTCGAATAGCCTTGACCTCATTGCGGAGACGCAGTATCTCGTTGATTGACTTCTGATACTGCATGACACCTCTTATTGGGAAGCACTCCGACACTTCCTGTTGCGTAACGCTATGCCATTGGAGCGCATGGTACCGCGCCAACGCACGCACGTTCTCGACTGATGGCTCGATGCCATGCAGTTGCAGAAGATGCTGATAGCCACTCTCTATCTCATCATTGAGATAGAAATTGACACGCCGTCTTGTATATTTATACTCCTCCTCTTCCACTACTTCCACCCGTTCTTGATTTGCTCTACCACCTGATCGAGTTGCTCTTTGTTGAACGCAAACTCGACGTTCAACGAGAAACTCTCGATCCCGCGAACTTTCGCTGCCAGATAATAGACATCGGCACGCACACGCATGGCTGTTTTTTGATCGATACCCTGCTCAAGAAGAGCGGGGATGACATAATCGCCAGCCCATTCGCGGAACCACCCATTTGTCTTGCCCTGCGTTCGGGCAAGAATAAGGGCAACAGCCTTCGACAGGACTTCAACACTTAATCCTTGTGCCATGATATTCCTCCTTTGGGGCTAGCCTCTCGACCAGCCCCCACGATCATCACTTCAATTTTGCTTCAATGGCCTCTTTGCGCTCCTGACCACCAAAAACATAAATAGCGATCTGCCCGACGCTACTCTCCCACTCACAGGCGAGAGACTCGGCTTTTAGCTCCGCAGACTCTTCCTGCTCAATACGATCTGCTTCTAGTGCTGCCTCTCGCTCGGCCGGACTCACGTATTTTCCGGCATTTGTCCATTTACTTCTCATTAGGTTTCTCGCTTTCTTCTTTTTGTGTGTCCTCACTTGGTACATGTCTATTGTAGTCCATTGGACTACAATTGTCAAGCCTTTTAGGAGGCACTTTTCACACCTCACAAAAACTCGTTGTTACTGCAACAAAAAGCGATGTAGCCTTCGGTTGCATCGCATGTGTTCAGGAATGGACGACACTTAGTCGTAGTGGCTCATGTTCTCACCCCCACCGTGCTGTATCACTCTGCGAGGCCCAGTCGTATCCTCCAACACGTACCCCGTATCCAGCACAGAACTGACACGATAGCCGAGTGGCTGCAATTTGGTGTTGAGACTCTTTACGAGAGTGCGTACAGCGGCCTCGCTTGCGTCCATACGAGACATAGCGGATTGTAGTGTGACAGGAGAGCCTTTCAGGAGATGATACAGCAGTTGTACTTCATCATTGCTGAGATGTACTCTCCTCTCCAATTGTCCGATATCGTGCCGGTATGTGCTCATACTTCACTCACTTTCCTTGCTATAAATCGCCTGAATACTTGGTGCCGAGCACCACTTCGGTTACGGTGAAACCTTGACGCTGTAACTTATCGGCCTCATTCTCGATACAGCCCCTGCAAAACTCACTATCATACGTCAGCACACCCTTACGATTGATATAGTACAGGTAACTATAATCCTCATCCCAGCTACGCACGCTGCATGTCGCGCCCTGCTGATGGTCATTCGTCTGTACAGCTTGTGCTCGTGGCAAGAGGAGCAACACAACACCTAAGCCGAGAAACACATAGGTCATGTTCATTGCTCACTTTCTTTGCTGTTATGCGGTTACTTTTTGCACTGTTTTTGCCCATATCTCAACCGCCGTTTTACTCAGTTTACCGTCTGATTTTGTCTCTAATTTACCCGCCTTAATTGCCCCTCGAATATCCGCACTTGTCAGACCTTTTTTTATGCATACTTCAAGCTTGGCGGCTTCGGAAATTGTGTAGCGAGTATGCGCCTTCTTTTGTTGTGAAGAAGGCGCATTTCTAAGAGGCGTTTCTAACGTGTATTCTTGCGTGATTTTCGGCTCAGGAATAGCGTGTATTTCGGGGTCGCTTTCCACTTGTTTTTGTGAAGGTGTATTTGCTCCCTGCTCATTCTGTTGATCGGCAATACGGCGTGTTTCTGCTACAATTTCCCGCGCTTTCAATCGCCAGAAACGCGCACTAGCAGGGCGTTGAAGGTCTAAGAAACTCGCTAATTCTTCGTCGGTTGCATCGGGGTACTCAAGAAGAAAATCAACGGTAATATCAAGCTTATCGTCACGCGGTAAAGGCACTGTTAAAGGTTCTACTTTTGTCGGTGTTTCCTGCTGATTTTTTACCTCGTTTTCTGCCTGTTTTTCAGGCGTTGAAATCGTGCCAGTTCGCGCTAAAGAAATGGGTGTATTTTTTCCGTTATTTTCGTTGGTTTCCGTCTCATCTTTCAGCACATCTTGCACCGCTTTTTTTGCCTCGATCACCTTCTCCTTTGCTTGCTGAATAAAGCTTGGCCCTTGTCGCTTTTTTAACTCTTTTTCCAAATTGGAACGGGCGTCGATTGCGTTGATTTCTGCCTGTAATTGTGCGACGGTTTTTACCTCCGCGCCGAATAATTCAGCAACGATACTATAGGCCAAATTCAGGAACGCAAAAGACGATGCAAGGATAGGATTAAGCCAAAGCAAAAACGTATCGTGCGTGAGGTCTGTTGACTGAAAACGCTTTGCATACTCCCAGTTCACTGCCCACGAAAAACCCGTTAATGCGATGATAAACAGCCATACAAACGCCTTGATGTGGAGCGGCTTATTATTACTAAAAAACATCATGCCGATAGTCAGCATGAGCGCAGTACCATCGACGCTATAGGCAAGCCAATACGAACCGGTCCAGTCAACGCTATCGGGTTCAAAGTTGTGGAAAAAGGTTGCGATGTGATGCACAGACGCCCACAAAAATGCGCCAAACGCAAACACAAACACACTACGAATAATGACGTTGAAACTTTTCTCTGCCATTGACATGACTACCTCTTTCTCTTTTCGTGTTTCATCGAAATGTGGGCAATGAATTTGTCGCACGACCATGTTCTATAGCCACACGGACAGGAGTGGTAATGCAAAAGGCGCGTGATCGTGAGAATAACGCCAAGCGCGGCAAAGCCGTAGAGGAGGTATTGGAACACGGTTACGCTTCACTTTCACTGATAATTTCGGTCAATGCTTTCAGGTTTTGATTGTTTCGGCCTCCAGGTGTGACACCGTACTGCCTGAGAATAGCGTCATTCGAGGCTCCATTCGCTTTCATCTTCCCGATCTCACTCAATAATTTTTTTAGCTCAAAGGAGTTGGGGACGACCTGTTTATCAGTATCTCTTCCAACGGCTTCCTGAGCAGCTTCCCATTGTCTTCCCATATCTTCCACGGAAGACTGCTTTGGTTGTAAATCTTCCATCTGAGATGGGGGTACAGCGTCAACAATTCGTGGAACTGCTGAGAAGTACGGCTGTTGAACCGTGCGCGGACCTTCTGTAAAACCGACCCCATAGACATACGTCCGGCCGATGGGCCACGACTTCATATCTTCTATAGCCTCAGTATCGCCGTTCAGAGCCAACTTCTTTTCACTCTCCATCAACAACTGATGCACAATAATCATGAGAGCCATTTTGCGGAGCCATGCGAGTCCTGTAGCTTGCTGAGAAATGAAGATGCCGCCCATATTAAAATTTCTTGCCTCTTGTCCACAGATACGAGCGATACTAGGCAACATATCCGCAATCTCTTTTCCCTCTTTGGCCGTCGGGTCCATCAATGCGTCGACTTCATCCACTAAGAGCGTGATTTTCTTCCAGGGTTTCGCAATCGTACTACCCTTGCGTCCGTTGAACTCATTGAGAAACATGGTCAATATCTGTTTCATTTCCTCTGCTGTTTTCGCCATTGGCTTCAAGAAGCGCGGCGCATAGGCAAGTGGCTGACCTTCTTCCGATTGATAAATGGCGTGATAGAGGCTTTCAGGCTTAAACCAATGTGGGTCAACGCCTAAGAAGTAATGTCCATCGCTTGCGCGTTCCTCCACACGAAGCACCGTTGTCGATGTCTTGCCTGTGCCTGACAAACCGACGATCCAGAGACACGCACCCACAATCGCGTTCTTTGTCTCGACACCTAAGCGTCCGATACCAACCAGAATATGACCGTGCGGAATTTGCGCACGAATATCAGTATAGTTCACGGAGGTAGGAAACGGCGGTTGCGCCGGAGCGGGAAGCTCTTTCGTGTCAGGTTGTGGCGCAACCTCTTGTACAGACCGTCTCTGTGCAGCCATAACCGATGTAATCACCTTCACGCTCGTTGGCGTCATGCGGTCACTAAACGCTACATCAACATTATCCCTGTTCTCACGCGCCGACGCGATCAGTGAGGTGGTTTCGAGCACAAGAGTGCGTGTTGCACGGCTCAGGCTCTTTTCGTGGCTATGGAAGTGCCACGCTTTCCACGCTTTCCACATGTAAGGAAGTGCAAACGGTACAATGAGCACCAACACAATACCAAGATACCAGAATCGAGTAGCTATCCAGTATGCAGCGATATCGTGCCGTGTTGGAGCGAACCAGGGAACGAACAAAACCGCCATGAAGCCGATGAGCAGCAATGACAAAGAGATCATTGCAACGAGCACGAGTGCGAACCATTTATTATTCATATCTCACGCTCCAAACAAGACTTGACTATTGAGCCACATCCATACACGGTTCTCGATACGAAGGTAACAGTCTTTGAAGTGCCATCGCACCGCTTTGTAGATCACGACGCGAGCAGGGCCGCGCAAGGCATAATTCGGCGTGACTAACTGGACGCGCCCCGGCATGTATTCAATGCCGACGAACACGAAGTAGGCCATCCACAGCATACCGAGTGCCGAGGCGTAGAAACTGTTGAGAAGTGGATTGCTAAATACACTCGTTATAAGATGGATTGTCATGTGTTTGAACTCCTTGACAATTGTGGGCGGCGGCTGGTACCTGCCCCCTATTTTCGACTACTAATTATCTTCTTCGTCTTGTACAGGCTCAATCTCTTTTAGTGCATCCAGTTCGGATTTTTTGAAAAGCACGTTACGAGAAAGCCGTTGTTTATATTTCGTCAAGTCACTCTTATCAGCGAGCTTGTCTAATGTATTCCTTGAAATCCCCAAGTAGACCATTGCTTCCTGAGCAGTTAAGTAGGTATCATCGCCGCTTTGTGTCATTCATCGTACCCCCTTCCGTATTTGATAGTAGGAGCATACACTATATTTTATATCATTTCAAGTCGTATCATATGATATTTATTAATAAGACACAAGATTAAGAGGTTGAAGTAAGCGCATGACAAGGATTCGTTCCCGCAACAGTCGCAAGTAAAATATTTGCTAGAATGATGCTCACGTAAATTTTAGCTTGCGACATATAATCCTCATCGCTACCTGCTCAAAGCCACATGACGCCCATTCTACGCAACATGCTTTAAGCATAATGTATACCCCATATTTGCACTATACAAAGTAACTCCTATTTACGCGTAAATCTCAACAAACGTATTCCTTATTTACATCTTACTTATGCACAAGTTACGAACAAGTTATACACAGTATACGCATAACGTAAGCCATATATTAACGATAAGAAAAGGCTATGTAATTTTTACATAGCCTCTCAGTATCTATTCCTCTGGGTAGGTTTGCTTCTGCCAGTCCTCCGGTATCTCAATTCCACGCACTTTACAGGCAAGGACGATCATCTCTGTTGCCATTGCCGTTTTTGATGGATAGGTTTCTATGAGTTGGTACAAGTAGGGGACCAGCCGCTTATCAGTGTAGTAGGTTTCCTGTACATAGCGTTCCGTAAACTTCTTGCCAGTCCTTTGACGTGTCTCCGGTGGAGCAGGACGTACAGGTTTCGGTACATCTGTAGGGACGTGATTTATCGCGTCCTTCTGTTGTTGTGGCACTTGTGCAGGTGGAGGCATAGCGGTAATCTCCTGTTTATCAGTACTTTGCAACAAACTTTTAAGCGGGTTACTTCGTTCCTCATTATTTTTTCTCGACACGGTTCACGACCTCTTCCACAAAATTGGCGTATGCGATGGCTCCGGCGGAACGTGGCGCATACTGATACAAAATACGTCTATCGTTGGCTCTATCGACATCGGTGTTACGCGGAATGATCGACTGAAATAGCTCATCACCGAAATACTCTTTCACATCCTCAAGGCGTGAGCGAGCTTCGTTCGTGTTTTCCATGAGTGCAGCGACAGCACCAATCCGGGGAATAGTGATGCGTAAATTGCGCTCTAGTGTCTTCACTGTCTTGGTGAGCAACGTCAGGCCAAGCGTGGCATAAAGCGTTAAGGCAATCGGCACAATATAGCCTGTACAGGTTGTAAGGACATTCACGCTTAACAAATTGAGATTTGGGGGCGTGTCGATAATCACGTAGTCGAGTGAGACCGTGCGTAAATATTCCTCAAGCGCGTTTCTCAGTATCCATTCGCGGCCTGTACGTCCTGACAAAATAAGATCGGCGTCAGAGAGTGCAAGCGTTCCGGGTGCTATCCACAAATTCGGCACCTTCGTTGGCTGGATGATTGAGGCAAGTGGTTTACTCTCAATAATCACTTCATAGAGCGTGTGTTGTGTTTCTTCCGAGAGCAGTCCAAGCAGGGTGTACGTCGTGTTTGATTGCGGGTCCAGGTCTATGATGAGCGTTTTACGGCCTTTCAAAGCGAGACCCGCCGCAAGATTAATACTCGTTGTCGTCTTCGTGACACCGCCTTTAATCGAGTTCGCCGAAATAATATGCGTCACAAATTGTCACCTCCATATCTCAGTTAAGGTAAGCCATACGTAAGGCTTACTAAAGGCATTGTAATCATTACGTCTCGCTTCACGTCAACCGCGCTTTTTGCTCTACTGTGCTCACGTCACTTTGGACGTGTTTTCTATTGATGTGTTTGGATAATCATAGAGCACATTCAGGGAAAATAGTTAGAACGTTTTTTTGCACTAACGCCTCCTACATTTCACTGTGTAGGAGGCGTTAGTGCGTCAATTCCGTCATGATGCTATTCTATTTGCGGAGACGATTGTCCTTCTAGGAATTTTGCAGCATCCTGAAATTCTTTATCGTCGCTGCTAAAGACTACGGGCGTGATATTGGCAACCATTAAGTCCATAAAACGTAGGACCGCCGCTTCGCCTATTCGCCTATCCACTTCCTTATCTTGTTCGTTCAACGTCTCCCATGCTTCAAGGTGTGACGGTTTCGGGTTGGGTTGCTCACTAGCCCATCGTACCCATTCGTCACGTACTGCTTTGCCTAGTGCCTCTCGTAACGCTTGTTTCATCGCTCTATCCTTCCTGCCTTGACAATGGACACTGCGCGAGAAAATGCGAATTAAACGTGTCTGCTATCGTCTTTTCGACGAGATGCGATGAGGTACAGGACGTGCCACAAAGATAGCACTGCTCGTCTGCGTGCTGTATCTGCATGTTGTGTTGTTGTGCGAGCCACAGCAACGCTTTATTCATCTCATTCTCCTATTCGACTTGATGCTCTTGCTCAATTTCGTCATGGGACAGCTCTCTTCGTTCCGCTATCTTCTTCCGTAAGTATGCAAGTCCTTCGTGATGGTCAACGATAGATTGCGCTTCGTCGATCAAACGTTGTGCCTCATGGCGTTCTGTCAACCACCGCATACAGCCTTCTGGTAAGTCGCCATAGGGAGCACCATACTTCTGATATTCAGCATAAATCATGTCATACATATTTTTGATACTAGGCAAGACCTGCTGTGCAACTTGTGTCATATACGTTGACATTGCCTCAAAAAACGTAGTGAGTCCTTCAGAAAATTCCTGCACAGATGTAGTAGCATTCTCCTCTTGTTCCATCGTTCTCTCCTTTCTCATCTAAAAAAGATGTTGTATCACTTCTGCGCTCTTTGCACCTGGAAACTCCGTCTGGATAAATGCGTCCAGCGTGGATGTATAGATACCGTGTCTATCTCTTGCAAGCAATCCTCTTTTCATGAAAGCTGTCGGGGGATGATCTCGTATGGTGTTTTCACTGATATTGAGCCATGAAGAGAGTTCATAGACACTCATGGCCTTTTGCTCTTGATGAAGCAATACGAGCATTTTTCGATGGTGAGTTTTGCTATTTTTCACAAGCCAACTTTTCAATGCCAGTACCTTTTTCTCATTGAAAGGAATCGGCTTGTTTGCTGATACTTCTGCAATCTTCTTTACTGGCACTGACTCAACCACTGTCGCTGTTTGCACTGCTGTAGTCGGCATCATGGCATGATTGACCGTTGCCTTGTCGATGTTGGCCTGTGCAATCTGCATGGTTTCTGGCATCGTCACATCGGCTTTGATACCACCTTGCATCGACACGGATAAGCGGCCTAACATCTCGATCTGCGATACTTGCTTTGCTATCGTCGCATCTTTCTCAAGAAGAACAGCTTCTAAATGCTTGACTTTCTTCTCTAGTCGCTTCTCATCCTTTGCACTGTGTGGCGTTGAGGCGGCTATCAACTTTTCTAAATCCTGTAACAGCGATGCGTCCACATGTCGTAATTCAGGCTGTGCCACTTGACCCAGCGTCGGGGTAGAACCAGCATGGAAGGTGTCACGTAGCCGTATCTGTGCCACTTGTGGAACGTGATTACTCACTACCACCACTTGACCAGGGTGTAAGGCTCCTACCATGCTCTCAACCTCTTTGGAAGGCAAAGGTATCAGGTCGTTGTAGACACGCATGTCGGTTGGATGGACCACCTTATGGAGAAAGAGTAAAGACGCTTGCGTGAGCACATCTTTCTCGACTTTTGCGCTACGTTGTGACATGATGATTGTGCCGAGTCCTCGCTTACGACCTCTCAGCGCGATACGGGTCAACATCTGCTTTAAGGGCGTTGATGCGCCCTGCGGAATGAACTCATGCGCCTCTTCAAGCACAATCTGATACGGTTGTTTCACCTTTGACGATGCTTCCCACAACGACGCAAAGTATTCTTCCAAGAATGTGTGCATCTCCTCTTGCGTGTATTCTGACAAGTCGAGAATGACCGAGAGACCACGTGTCACTGACGCGGTTGCAAGAGCACCTGCATTCTCAGGACTGATAGCAAGCTCTGCATGTTCGGATTTGCCAGCAATGAGTAAGTCGAACTTTTGCTTGAGACCCCAATATTCGCCTTCGATGTCTATAATGGTCATCGGTAAACCTTGACCAAGTAACTCTTCGATGAGTACGGCTGCTGTATTCGTTTTACCAGAGCCAGTGATACCAAGCAGTGCAACACATCTTCCTACAAAGTTTTCAACTGTCACATCAAGCCCTGATGCAATATTCATGCAACTTGCTCCAATCTTCTCACTTGACTCTCAATGTAACACCAATCTTCCGGTAACACCGTCTCCACCTGCTCCACCTCATCTCTACATGCTACCAGCATCGCGCACACTGCGTCGTGTGACATGCTCGCCACGTCCTCATATCGCGCTGTAGCCCTGTCATGTCTCGCTAGCGTCTTGAGGAGCAGGTACGCACACCAACACACGTAGTTACTGCTACAGAAGTCGTAGGAAGCATCAGGAAGCGAGACGCCGTTTCGGACATAGCCGCCACAGAGACAGCAGCGATACGAGGCAAGCGTGACGGTTGGATGCTGTGCTATCCATGCGACGTGTTTGGTCATGCGCTTGCTTCATCCTCTTTACGAGGTTCATCCTGACGTGGTACCAGGATTACAAAATCGTTTTCGTGTTGAGGAAGCAGGGCGTCTATCGCGTCGATGAATGCTTTATAATACACTTCGTCTCGTAACACGGCTTGAGATGCATGGTAGCCGATAACAGTCTTGGCCTCACGTTTCAAGTCCTCATAGGTCTGCCATCGGTCATTATAGGATGCTTCGCGTGATGCTTTTATGAGTAATGGACGTACACGCACATCCATCTCGATTGCTTCTACCATACGTGTGCTACGGCCTAGTACCTGCTCAACGGTTTCTCTCTGTATCATAGCTATTTTCCTTCCGGTGTGACGGTCACATATTTGGTAAGTGCTGCAATGAAATGTAGCGGAACAAATCCAACGGGTCCGCTTCTGTGCTTTTCTATCATCAGATTGACGGTATATTCCGGCGCGTCTTTGGCTATCTCATCATCCTTGTGTATGAACATGACGACATCCGCATCTTGCTCGATTCCTCCGGCCTCGCGTAAATCTGAGAGTTGCGGTATCTTACTTGCACGTTGCTCAACCGCACGTGAGAGTTGGGCCAATGCCAGAACAGGGACGCACATATCACGCGCAATACCTTTGAGGTTACGTGACACTTCCTCAACTTCTAAGCGGCGATCTTGTCTCTGTCTCTCATTCTCACCAGCCTTTGCGAGTTGCAGATAGTCCACGATGATGAGGTCAATCCCGTGTTCCAACTGCATACGCATCGCTTTAGAGCGCATTGCCGTGTGTGACAAACCACAGGTATCATCAATCCACAATTGTCCTTTGAGATTGGCAAGCCGGACAATCGCTTCGCTGACACGCTCCTCTTCCTCATACGTGAGTTTGCCGTCACGCAACTTTGTCGAGTCGATACCCGCTTCCATCGACACCCATCGTTGCATCAATTCTTCCTCATCCATCTCAAGAGAAAAGAACAGGACGTGATATCCTGCTTTGACGGCGGTATTTGCCATATTCAGTGCCATTGAGGTTTTGCCAACGCCAGGACGCGCTGCCAGGACGAGCATCTTCTTTGGACGTAAGCCGCCAAGTAAGCGATCAAGATATTTGTATCCTGTTGGAATGCCTGTTACTTGCCCTGTACGACTCTGCTCTAAGAGTTCACTGATACGCTCTTGGTAGCGAGCGAGTGCGTCGGTATGACTGACAATCGCTTTCGTTGCAGTGCCCTGGCGTATTTTGTAGATGAGCGATTCCGCGAATTGGACTGCGTTCTCATCCTGGTGATAGGCGTTTGTGGCAATCTCACCAGCACCGTGTATCAGTTGCCGAAAGATGCTCGTTCGTTCGACAATGCGCCCGTAGTAGTCGATGTTACCGCTGGTCGGTACCTGATTGACAAGCGAGGTGATATAGCTTAGGCCGCCCACTTGCTCAAGTTTGTTGTTTCGCTCTAACTCATCACCGAGATTGATAAAGTCAGCAGGTTCACGACGGTTGTACAGTGTGCAGACAGCCTCGAAAATGGTCTGATGTGCGGCACGGTAAAAGTGTTCTGGCTTGAGGTACTCGATGACCTGGACAATGGCTTCAGGGTCAATGAGGATAGCCCCAAGTATGCTCGCTTCCGCCTCTGTGTTTTGTGGTAAGAGATGTTCCATCGCTTATGCCCTCACTTTATTCTTGAGTCGCGGTGCTTGTATCGCGTCATAGTCGATATCAGTATCATCGTCAGGTATCCATGTTTTGTACCCGCCAAGCTCGGTAGGTGCTTGCGTTGCTGTCCCTTGCACAAGGGACAGATTCGACTTGCCTTTGTTCTCATCAGCAATGATCGCGTGTATCCGTTTCTCAAACTCTTCACAAAACTTGTTGTAGCTCATGTTGTTGCGAAGCCAATAGCCAGTTCGGGGATTCGGCGGCTCGTTCCACATGGCAGTAAAGATTTTGCGGACACGGCGCGGATTGACACGTTGTTCGCTATTCTTGTGCCCAAACAACACTTTGTGGAGTGCCTCTTGTCCCACTTTGGTACTGCGGTCAAATCCCTCGTTCGCATCGCCTGTTACCTCCTGCAGCAACGAGTCAATATACTCCATGAGGGCAGACGTGCGTGCTTTTTGTTCAGGCGTTATTTCTTGTTTGCTACGTGTCCCTCGTTTGCCCTTGCCTTTTCCATCCTGCTCCGGCGTCGGTTCCGTGCTTGGTGAGGCTATAGGAACGCTTGGTTGCTGTACTGTGCTACCCCCACCAGGGTTACGCGCAAGTGCTTGTGTAACTTCCAATGGTTGTGCTTCTTGCTCAGAAGAAAGCTGCGCGTTGAGTGAGGCAATGCGTAACCAGTCCTCAAACTCGTGTTCTATTCGTGCGTCCGTCTCTGCAAGAAGTTCTGAAAAAGAGGGAGAGGCGTTGATGCGTTCAGCATCAACAAATGTTTCGATTTCGCTACTCTCTCTTTCTTGTTCTTCAATGTGCTTAGAGTGCTTATTGTTCTTAGGGTCTTCGATTTGGGTAGTTGAGACCGCTTGTACTCTACGCTTACGCCCTCTTCGTGAATTAGAAGTTTTTCCACAAGAATTAGAACTATTTCCAATTGAATTAGAAGTTTCTCTAATTATAATTAGAACTTTTTCTAATGCGATATGGAAGTTTTTCTTATTGAGCACGTTCCCATCAGGCTTATCTAGCCCTTTTTCCCTTGCCCAAACAATTAGAACTTTTTCTAATTGTTTGGGTCCCTGTTTGCAGTAGGAGAGACCTTCACGCACTCTATCCATGTGGACGGTATACGTAAAAGGATAGGTAGTTTCATCGACATCTGCATAGCCGAAAAGATGTAGGCAGGGCATAGCAGCATCGTGTATTGTCTTTGAAGTTGCTTCATCACACATGGCCTTGATAATTTCGGCCTGTGTAAGCTGTATACTGAATGTGTTGACCTTCTCTACCTCAACGCCCTCTCCTGGGTCCCATTTGAAGATAAGAGCACTCAGCAGCTTTGAGGCGCATTTACTCTCCATGCACATGCGTGTAAATGCTGGTCGGACGTTCAGGTAGGTGTCGTCTTCTGGAAACGAGAGACCTTTATACGTGGTACGCTTTATGCTCATAGGATACCTACACAATCTACGTTATTATTCATATAGCCGAAAAAATCTTGATCAGTAAAAATCATATGGTAAAAGAGGGAATGGGGATATGTCATACCGGCACCTCTTCCCACAACTGCATTTGGGCGCGTGATGCTCGTAACTTCTGGCACCGCTTACTCTGTTCAGAGTGCTGATGAATGATTGCTTTCTCTGCATGGGAAAGGCGACGTACTGAACGAGCGTAGGTCTCAATGCCATAATCATTTTTACGAATAAATTGGAAATTGGAAGCTTTGTACAAGATGCCTGTATGGATACGGCTATCACAATAGCTCATACATTCTGCAATCTCGTATGGCTCTTGTATCCATACAGGCGGTTTCATGATGAGGTAGTCACAGACAATACGTTTTAATGACTGTGCTATGCAATACGTCGCTGCATTCGGTATATAGTGCGGGCCGTTACGTTGCACATCGGGAGATAACCAGACACGTGCTAAATTGAGCACTTGCCATCGACTAAGGCGACATTTGCCGTTTGCCACGTCTTCTAACGAGCCGTACCAACCATTGCAACGTGTTGATTCAGGTCTACCAAAGATGAGGCAGCCAACACGCTCGTTATCCATCGCGATGATATAGGCCACTGGACTACAGCGAACGTCAACGGGCTTATGGAGATAGTGGAAATGCTGAACTTGTGTCTGACACCACGCAAGTCCGCTCTTATCAGCTAATTGAAGCGTTGGTACAGTGCTCATCGCGTCACCTGCCTTCTGGCAACAGCGAATGCGGCGCAATAGATGACTGCTACTGCAAGATACGGGAGTTTGATGAGGATTGTGTTGATCATGGGCATACGCTCCATAGAGCTACCCTGTGCTACTGTACGCAATTCACGCAATTGACAAACGTCAAGCGTACTGTGTACACTATACACAGGTAGCGTTAATCTAGCGGTGCGACTTAGCAGGTTCCAATTGTCAGGTCGCATCGTGGCTACTAATAGATTGTTACGCTGGTCGATGCCAGCGTTTATTTCACATCTTCTGGTTTTCTCTTGAAGAACTTTTCGAGTGCGGATTCCGAGACGCGAAACGCCCCCTCGAAGCCTCCAACTTTTTCTAATTTTCCTTGCCTGATATAGCGTCTGATTGTCTCTTCCGAAACGCGATAACTCTCGGCAATTTCCTTCACAGTGTAAATTTTCTCTGTCATAAGCATATTGTACGTCCTCTCCTGTGTGACATATGTTGATTGTAGCATGATGTGTGATATATGTCAAGAGTGGTATATGCATAAGAAAATAGTCATGGTCGCGTGTGGGCGCGGTGTGCATGGTGTTGTGCTTTCTATAAAATGTTTATGCTGTTTCGCCAAGTTCTCGTAGTGCAAGTGCTATTTCTTGTGTGCTGCTCTTTGGCACATGCTTGAACGTGTGCAAGTGTCCGTTCAGTCCTTCGTAGGTTGCGATGAACGGGATATTGTGCTGTGCTGCGAATTCTTCGGCCTTGTCGAGTACATCTTGTAATTGCTCGGCGGCTTGCGAACGTGGTTGTTTCTTGTATGATGTGTTCATTATGCTGAGGTCTCCCATATAGATAGTTGCCCACTAGGAATAGGTGTTTTCTTCTTTTTTGCTGTCTTTTTTGCTGGTATCTGCGCTTCTTGCACTTGCTCGGATTGCGTTGCCTCTAGGACATTAGGACAACTACCCAGGTCAAGATTTTTCAGCATTTTGTCGAGTTCAAATATAGAGGTCTCGGTGTTGAGTAACTGAATACCATTTCGCGTAATGAGAAAGCGTCTTGTGTTCCTCATGGCTCTGGTGACTTCTCGAATAGGCACTTTCATACATTTGGTATGATTGAGCGTATCAGGCATAATATGATTTTTCTTTATGTTGTTCCCATTGGCTGGCATCCATGTTTGTATGAACCATGTCTGAAACGGCCTGAAATGGATAATATAGAGGTCAAGCCCTTTTTCTTCTGGGAGAACGAACGCATAGAAAAGTAAATCAATGAGTGAATAATATATCCATCCCTCTTTTTTATGCCCCTCAACGGTGCAAGATTCCGTTTCTATCATAAAGTTGGGACTGCCATAATGCTTGTCAATCTTCTCATCAATGGCACTCGACGTGCCTTTACTGGTCATTGCAAATGTGTCCATCCCCACATTTTTTTGTAGATAGTAACTGCATGTGTCTGGTCTGGCGTTTCCATCAACAAAAACATATTTGGCATCTTTACAGGTTTGCTCATAGAATGGCTTGATATAGCGATCACGTAGTCTTATTTGCCAATCGTTCTTTTCTGTGTATTCGTCTATCATGCAACGCGCTCCAATATCGGCCCTACACTTTTGAATGCTTCAATAAATGCCTCTCGACGCTTGCCCATATAAATTGCTACTGAGGGGAATGGTGCGCCGCTTTCTGCTTCACTGAATGATAGTCGGCCTTTGATTGTACATATCAGATGGTTATACATTGGTTGAAACCATGCCGTATCAATGCGTCCAGGCACTAGTGCAATCGCTTCTTCAACACGTCCTTTGTTGAACTCTTCTGCGAGTTTTTCAGTCCATTCAGATATTTCTCTACCATACGGGGGGTTCATATACACTTTGCCGTACCATGCTTTGTTGAGTCCATTATCTTCTCTTGTGTAGAGTCTGTGAGCAGGGACGTTGGGCTTATCATGACTATTAGAACATGGGTCAAGGTCTATTTCTCCAAAGAGGTCAAGGACACGCGCGATAACATCTTCTGGGGTATACCATTCTGGGGACTCGCTACTACTCATAATTTTCATGAGGTTAGGATCACTTAACTTAGAGGGTATTTCATCTTCCCAGATAGCCTCTTTGACCGAGCGGCTTACTCTCTTCCCCTCTTCCTCTTTTCGTTGCACAACCTTTTCGACAATCTTATCCCTGCGTTCTTTGGGTAAATCTGATATCGTTTTAGCATCGGGGATAGTGAGTGTTCCTGCTAAGACGTGATCAAGCAGTTCAGGGGCGTCCCTCTCGATTGCCTTAGCAGTGCTTACGTAACTATGACTAACTCCCAGTAATTTGGCGGTTTCTTCCGCAGCGTGAATTGGCTCAATTGGAAGGTTTGCCAAATTTGGCAAACCTTCCAATTCTGTCTCCGTGTATTGGTTCCCTTGATGATTTGCCCCACCAAGCGATACATTTTTAGCGGCTTCGATAGCGAACTGCTCTTCAACCTTTAGTGAAATTATCCCTAACTGGCTGCTTGTAAGATGTCTACGTTTGACGTTAAGGCTGATGGTAAAGGCGACAAGTGAACCTTTACCATCCCACTCTTGAAACTTTGGCGTTGTGCCTGACGCAAGGCAAGCACGGTATCGGTTTCTTCCATCAATAATTTTGCCTTGATATGTCCAGATGGGTTGCTGTAATCCGTTCTCTTTGATATCTTTTACCAGATTATCAAACTCTTCCCCTTCGATAAAAGGGAAAAGGTTAGCTACTTCGTGAAACTCCATTTATCCCCCAGAATAAAGTTATTTAGACATTCGATGTGAAATAGTGACCTCTGTGTTCATAACACCCATTGTGCTGTGCAAAGGGGGTGCCATGATGGTTCCCCCTGTCAATTTCTACAGGGTAGACCATGATGAACTACCCTTTGTTCTCGTTGTGCGTTTTCGTGATGTATGGTCGCATCGCATCCTCAAGTTGCTGTGCATCCAGGTAGGTACCAACATGCGGCACCATGCGTTGCTGTCGTAGTGTCTCTTGCCACACCATCGCCAGTGCATCGAGTATCGCCATGCCAGAGGCCACGCAGTCGTCATAGTGGCGTTGTGTCGCGTCGTCTTGCCAAATGTAGGCACGGGCGATTTCATGTGTCTCAGGCGGAGTGTGGCGATACTCGTCTTCACCTGTTGCGTAGTTGTGCCACATGTGGATAGGATGTTGTGCAACGGCAACGGCTGCTAGCCCTGCTTGTAGGAGTCCTTCGTCTTGTGGTTGTTGAAGTGCTTGCATCACTTCGTCAGGTGAGACGCCTTGTCCATACAGGCGTTTCGCGGTCTCTGCGACGCCGTGACGAAATGAGTCTGACGTGATGCCTATTTTGTGTTCGTTCATACTTCCCCCAGAAATAATAGCTATAAAGTTATTGCATCATGATGCAATTAAAACTATGCACTTGAGCTTTTAGTTTGCTATTTATACGCATTGACGATCTCTTTTATTGCAGTGCTTAGTTCCCCCAGTAAAGAGTTATTATTGTTGTGTTATAGTGGCATTTTCAGCAGACAGACCTTGACGAAATCCACCATGCTCTTATGCCCTTTTTCGGACTTGTCCCACGTCGTATAGCGGCGTTGGATATCTATGCCTCCGAAGAATTGTGAAATGATGCTTCTGGCTTCTTGCTCTGAACTCTCTAGCAAGTAGGTGAGTATGTCATCGTCTGCGCATACCATTGTTTCAAAAAGTACAGGTTCCTCACCTGCAAGGTCATGGTCAAGCACCAGAAAGACAGTTGAAATATCTGCTTTGCGTCCGTTGCCCTCTATCGTGTCATGTCCTACGGTTCGTCTCTCCATATCCTCAAACCATTTGCCATAGATGCGGATATCCTCACATGGAAGAGGATTATGCTGTTCGTCTAAAATGTAAGAATGTGGTCTCATACTTCCCCCGATACATAAAGATATGCTCATATGTCAATTGCTCAACAGTCGCCACAGATGTACCTACCGTCGTCAAGCTGTGTGCATTGTGCGCGCAGCTTCTCTTGCTCACAGTACGAGCACCAGGCGGTGTTGTCGTTGAGTAGTTGCTGTATGCCACTCTTCAGATGCTCTCTGTCAATCTGTGTAGTTGTTTTTGCCGGGTCAAGCAATTCTTGCATGGCGCGTGTGAAGGCGGCTGCGGCATGGATACCTGAGAACGTGGGCGCGGTATCCTCAACAGTAAGCGTATCCATCAAGTACCGCGCTGTCATGCCGTAGTCGATTGTCGGACTTGTGTCGGCGAGTGTCGCAATGTCCTGCTCTATTTGCGTTATTTGTGCTTCTGTTCGGCCTTGACTCGTAAGAAAATAGCGTAGTTGGTCGCGTGTGCTGCTCATACTTCCCCCAGAAATAATAAATTAGGTAATTAAAATTGTGATCGTGCCTGTTGTGTCAGTGCGCGAATATCGTCAGATGTGAGTTGTATGCCTTGTTCGTCTAGCTCCATTGAGAAGGCGCGGCCAGTGAGGTCTACCGTGAAAATCTCAACCTGCTTGCCTTCGTGTGTGATGTGCAGTTTCTTCTCAGTGTGCTGAAGAAATGTGTTGATGCTGAGAATAGAAAATATATCATCTTGTGTTAATGTGGTCATATGTTCCCCCAGGTGAAATAGTTATTTATAGTGTGCTAGTCGTAACGGCGTCATGCCTAATGCGGAGCGCATTCCGTCGTAATGTTCATTGGCATAGGATTGTTGCTGTATCTGAAAATCTATTGGTAGTCCTGTTATGACCTTGCCTAGTGCAGAATACGCCAACACAAGAGATACCCATTTTGCGTTATGGTGTGTTCGTTCTGGATCGCCTAATCCCATGCGTTCGTACTCTTCATCATTGAGAATGAGACGTACATCTACGTCACGCCATCCTGTTTTCTGTGTAAGTGAGGAACCGACGTGATAGCAGGGATGTCCGAACGCCGACCAAACGTGGCTTCCAAATTCGTCAAGCAATAAGGCAGTTGGCATTCCAACACCGCCAAGTGTTAGCTTCTTTTCTTCGCTCATACTTTCCCCTGATAGGTATTACGTGTAAATGGTAGATAGTCCACCAGTTCGCTCGCTTCCACTACAAGCGGTTCCTGATGCGTGTAGTGATGCTCTTTGAAATAGGCTTTAAGTTGTGCCTGCTCTGGTGACTCTGCCCAATACTCGACGCGTGGATGCTCAAAGGCAAAACGTAAAAGTTGCGTGCCTAATTCGTTTGCATCGAGTACGTAGGCAATATAGATTTGCTTATCGTTCATGCTTCCCCCGTAACTCTGTCAAAATGAAATATGTGGGGATATGCGATATCCCCTGGTGTATTGTGTGGAGCTAGACTGATACTCTCCCATCAGGCAAGATGCCTTCAAAGTGAGGTAGCACACCCTTTGGCCTGTCTAAATTGCACCAGAGATGTAACACTGGCTCAAAATCCACATAACGGTCTGATGTAGGGAACACCTGATAGCACTCTCGATGCTCACCAATAAAGAGTCTTCGTGCGGTCTGGATATCCTCATAGGTTGGCATTTTGCGCTTGGGTGCTTTGCTCACTGAGACGTGTAACCATCGTTCGCCATCTTTGACTGTGATGGATTCAATCACCTGGATTGGCTCACCTTGCGTTCGTCGCCACAGAATACCGTCTTCGCGTCTCTCGATTGAGGACCAATAGGCCGGAATAGGTAAGCCACTGTAGGTTTTGGTGTCGTCAATCTGTGTGACCGTCTTGGTTTCTTGCTCGATCATGTCTTTCTCTCCTTATGTGTAATCTGCACACTCTTTTCGCGTGTGTTATGGAACAATTGCTATCTCGATGAATATAAGTGCGAGTATGTACACCGTGACCAGCAGCATCAAGCACAGCATGAACAGCGTGTGATGCTGCTGGTGGAAGCTCATCAGGCTATAAACCTCTCTTGTTTCATGTGGCTGTTTTCGCGCTGAGATGCGATTCTGAGCGTGAAGTCTGCAACACACTGACAGACAGAGGTATTGTTAAATGGGTGCCGTACAAACGATGTGACAGGCTTCTTACAGCGTCTACATCGTCCATGCTCAGCGCAGTAATGAAATCGTCCTGATGGCGTGGTGAGTGTTGCAGACTGTTCGCAGTGATAGCAAGCACTCATAGCTTCACCTCGATTCCGAGCAACTCATTGGCATGGTGGCAATCGTCACACTGACAATCGCGTCCCCATTGCAGTTGTGTCTCGCAATTGTCTCTCTGCTGATATGAGCGTACCAATTGCTCCAACGCTTGCCTATGCGATTGTGCAAGTTCGGCGGCGGTTCGCGCGGCTTGGAGGTCGGCCTGTAGACGTTCAACCTCTGACTTTGCGCCGTATGCGTTCTCTTTCCACATTTTGAGCAGGAGTGCGTCAGTATCTTGTCTCTCTTTCGCAGCTCTCAAATCCTCCTGAATGTCGAGTGCGCCGGAGACGACCAGATTGGCGCACTCTTTTTCGTAGGCAATCGACTTTTCAAGTTGAGCAATCTTCGCCTTGAGTTGTGCGTTCTCCTGGTCTAAGAGCAACGCCTTTTGTGCAAGAGATTTGGCGTGTACGGCGTCTATCTCGTTCATCATGCCTTCACCTCCTGCACAAACGGCTCCATCTCTGCAATATGCGCCTCCATCCAGTCTGCAATTTTTGTAAGTATTTCTTCTTTTGCAGACCGAGCAGCAGACTCAGCAGCAGACCAAGCAGACCAAGCAGACCGAGCAGCAGACCCAGCAGCAGACCAAGCAGACCGAGCAGCAGACCCAGCAGACCCAGCAGCAGACCCAGCAGCAGACCCAGCAGACCCAGCAGCAGACTCAGCAGCAGACCCAGCAGCAGACCCAGCAGCAGACTCAGCAGACCGAGCAGCAGACCAAGCAGCAGACCCAGCAGCAGACCCAGCAGACCAAGCAGACCCAGCAGCAGACCCAGCAGCAGACCAAGCAGACCCAGCAGCAGACCGAGCAGCAACTTTGTTTTCTTCTGTCGGCTCCTCATGCCAACGTCGCGCCGCTTCTATCGCCTTGCGTGGTCTGTCATCGCCAGGATAGAGCGTTTCGTAATTGCTAAGCACCAATTCCGCCGCGAATATGGACAATGCCACGCTATCGCGCTTCTGCCACTTCCACGCACGAATAAGGCGCATGTGTTGCCACGCCTCTTTGTCCGTGTCCATGTCACATTCTCCACTCACCTCAACCTGTGCAAGGATTTCGCCTTGCACATAGGTAAAGGCTTCGTAGGCTCGCCTAGAGCAATGGAAGCCATTCTCGCAGGTTTCGATGGTGCCTTCCACGCTCTTTGGTGTGCCAATCGTCCAGATGCACTCGCCATGCTCCGAACTGATGCGGTTGTCTTCGGTGAGCCGTAAAAACTTGTATCGTGTCTCCATTATGCCGCAACCTCCTTTGCCGCAAGCACGGCGCGAACTTTGGTCGTGTCGAAGTGCCAGTGCATATCTTCCTCGATGTGGGCCACCTCTTGTTCCGTGAGTAACCCCTTCCAAAAGGCGTCAATCACGCTCCCGTCCTCGATGTAACCAAGTGCGATCATAGCAGGCACAAAGTCCATAGATGCAATCTGTATGTGTAGATCGTGATCTTGTTGCCGTTGGTATTCACGGCGATGCATGGCGAGACAGTCAGCGCAATACACGGTGCCATCAACGCGCTGTTCTTCGTAGCAATGGAGACACGGTGTCTCACGTTTCGCGTTCGCTGCGTCGAGAATGCTGTCTTGTGTGGTTTTGAATGTGGTCATGTGATTATTCCTCTTGTTTAATACATTTTATGAGTTCGTATTGTCCCTTAGGTTAAGGTAGTGTATAATCTATGCAAGGTGGCTAGTATGTCTTGCTAGTGTTATACGACTTGAATATATTATATACTATTGACATTTAATATGTCAAGTCGTATAATGTGTATGTCTCGTATAAAGGAGATGTTGATATGTCGAATGAAAATTTGCTGACCACTGAACAGGCTATGAAGCGACTTAACATAAGTCGTGGAACATTCTTTGCTCGCCTTAGAGACAAGAAAATCAAGCCAGCTAACTATAATCCTGCACTTAAAAAGCAACACAGACCGCTTTTTGATCCAAAGGATATTGATACGCTGGCAGAAGTGAGTAAAGAAGATAAGCCTGTCTATGCAGCATAGAAAAGGTTTCTTATGCATTTCATCTATGGATTGGTAGACCCACGAACTAGTGCTGTAGCTTATGTAGGCATAACTGACAATGTTTATGCACGTTTTAAGCAACATCTGAATTGTACAGATAGTAATGTAAGAAAGAATGAATGGATGCGCCAGCTTTTCTCTATTGGATTGATACCTATATGGAAGTTGATAGAGACGGTGGATACGCTGGCGCAAGCAAGAGATAGAGAAAAATACTGGATAATTTATTATCTCGAAAAAGGTATTGATTTGTACAATCGTGAGCATGTTCGGAGAAGTACCTCCATTGCAAAAGATAAAATAAATTCAGATAAAGTGATTTCGGGTAAAGTGATTTCACAAGTTGACAAAAAAGATTTAGTAGATATGACGCAGACTATGGAAATATTAAATGTTAGTCGTGCATATGTTTATCAGCTTGTCGGAAGTGGTGCTTTGATTCCACTAAAAGAGCAGACTATTAAGATAAGGCATCGTTTGTATTTTCTTCGCTCTGACGTTGAACAATTGTTAGAGAAGGCAATGCAACAGAAGAGAGTGAGCAACCTTCTAACGTTGTCGTAGCTGCGTAGTGTCCCCTAGCCTGTGTTCCCCAACACAGGCGTTTATTTTGCTCAATCGTAATGACTCATACCAGCACCAACTCTCGTTTGGCCTGACGTTCTTGTAGTTGGAAGAGCAACAGTTCTATCGTCATATCGGTTCGCATGTCCTCGCGTTGCTCTATCACGCTTTGCGCATGTTCCGGTATCAATCGTTGTGCCATCGAGAGCGCGAGGTTGAAATGCATCAAGGCATGCATCACATCGATGAGCAGCGTGATGCGTGCATGATTGGCTTCCTGTTGTGGCGTGAGAAGTATTCTCATTATCCTATTTCCTCCATTCTTTTCGTTGTATAGCCATGTAGAGCAGGTAACGCTCTACTTGTCGTCTCGTTTGGTTTGAATGGCCCCGTGCCGAGCACCAGGACAGGCGTTATGTCGCGTCCTATCGCTTCTCTCAGCTTGCCGATGTAGTCAAACTTGTATGGAGACCGATAGCGCGTTTTGATGTCCTGTGACGCCTGCTCTAATGGCGAAAATTGTTTCTTTGCCATGCTAACTCTCACAGATGATGGTGTTGTCATAGCCAAGCTGCGGCGCAATACTGAGCACTGAACGATACTTGCGACATGGCCACATGCCAGCAGCCATGTAATGTATCCATGCGCCAACGCGAATCGCTCGTGGCATGCGTCCATACTGCTCAAAATGCTGCACACAAGCAGCGTGCAGGACCACATGCAACCCGCGCTTGTCTATGGTCTCATCCGACACCGTGTAGGCACTCCGTCGGGCGTCACGGTGCCACGTCGGAACACTATGTAAGGCGTCCGGTGCATCCTTTAGCTGAAGTGGTCTGTAGAAGAAACCGAACACGCTACACCTCACATTCGATATGACCGCCTGTGAGCTTCGGTTTGACCTCTAATAGAGGCAAGTACTCAGCGCATCCTTCCAGGTGTGCATCGTCATAGATTTTTTGCGAACAAGAGATGCGCTTGGGATATCGGTGCGTATCCTCATAGCATTTCTTCGATGCATTGGACAATGCGCGTGCCGTCGAGACCGTATACTCGCGGATAATCGAGATGTAGGTAGATTTTTGTGGCATGCTTCCGCTCGAATCACGTGCGACCTGTGGCAGTGGATCGGTGTGATTCGCAATCCTGCGAATCACAATGGTATCGACACCTGCAATAAGTTCGGATTGCATCGAGGCCGTGACGCCACTGAGACGCCGGATATCCGCACTGCTGAGTGTGTCGCAGGTCAGTTCCATGCAGGTCGGAAGAGACGTGGTATCAACGACCTGCTTGCGTTGCGTGGCAAGTTCGCGGAGTTCGCGTACCTGTCCAGCTGCACGCCATGCACGCGCTTTATCGCCATGTCTGAGGAAGTAATTAGCTTGCCTCAGCTTGTCCATTGCCATGTGCCATAATCTGACAGGTCGGTAGGTTTCCTCTTGTTGTGGGTGCTGATAGGTCGTCATAAGTAACTACATTCTCCATTTGATAGACAGACACAAGCAGGGATGGCTCTTGGTCTGGGGGGCACAATCGTTTTGAGACGTGGGTATCGTAGACACGCACATCGTCTATAGCTAAGTACACATTGAGTACAAGGTCACGAGCAAGCTTGATGAAATTATCATCGTCTCGCACGGTCAATCGTTTTTGTGGAAGATACGCGAGCATACTGAGATAGAGCGGTGCATCATTGTGTCTACATACATCAATCTGTGCTACATCCTGATAGGCCGCGTGTAAGCAGAGAACTGCATCACGCTTCCACTGCGTGACCTCTGGCAATGTATAGACCGTTGCCTTGCGTATCTTCCCTGAGCGCGTGGTACGTGGTCGTGAGTCGATGCCGTGTAGCTTATTGGTACTTGGCGGAAGAGGGACAAACCCCGTAATCAGTGTGATCATCGCGCTCGCCTCGCAATCCGCTCTATCGCGACACAAATGGCGGTAATGAGAATGCCGAGCAGGTACGTGACCACGATAGCTGTCGCCTCCGGGCCGAGCATCGTCTCTAGCCACAAGAGCATTACGACACCTCCAGAGGACGCCACGCGCCTGCAACATACTCGATGCGATACATCGCGCCGCCACATTGCCGACACGGACCGATGGGCGCAAGCGTGTGATAACCGCATTTCCAGCAGCGTCGCCACGTCCAGGCAACGTCTGGGTGGCAGTCTGTTGCCTGGACGTGGCGACGACGGAACAACAACACGACGCGAGTGAGCCGATGCTCAAACTCGTTGCGAAGTAGCCAAATGGCGAAATGTGGTACCTTTAGCATGGGCGCGTCCTCTTTTTCTCAGCGACGTGATTTGAACTATTGGAACCAGAATGATATAGTAGAGCCATTACATTTCGTAATGCTTGTACTATAGATACTCACTTAGTATCTGTCAAGAGAAAAGTGGTTAAGGTTTCCACATGTCCTAGTAGTATTTCTCAATATTCTCGTTTTTACGTAGTGCTGTTCACACTTTTTTTACATCCCCCGCAAAGGAGAATCAGTATGTCTATGTCTCGAAATTATTTGGAATTATTTCGTGCCCTGGTCGTGTATAATCGGTTTGACTACTCACAGGCGGAGCTTGCGAGACGGCTTGATATCTCACCTGCAACGCTTTCGCGTCATGTGACAGGTGAGGTGTTTCCTTCGCTTGTCACGGCCATTGCCCTTGCAGTAGAACTGCAATGTAGCGATGGACAAATGCAGGAGATACGACGCCTGTATTTTGAGGTAAAGCATAATAAACACGTCGCTATTACCGAGCATCATGCGGCAGTTCGCGCCCAACTCCAGGGACCAGATACCGACAAATTTACACCAGATCAACGCAAAGTCGCGCTGGAACGAATGCGAATAGTGCGTGAAGAAAGATAGTCTCATAGAATTTTTAGAAACAAAGAGTACGATAGTCCTCTCTATCATATAGCGACATGTATGATAGAAAGGTAAACACTTTTCACCGGACGCGGCTTTAGGCTTGTGTCCGGTGTCTTGTTTTCGAGACATAGATACTGATTTGGTATCTATCGTTATTGTAATGTATGCTAGGATTATGAAGGATATGCCGACACCACAAGGTGGAAGGATTGGAAGACAGAAACAGAGGTTAACGTTGTTTGGAGAATGGGTGTATTTTTTATGTGCCTATCTGGATGTGCCAAGTCCAGAATTAGAGCGACGTATGGGAATCGCACATGGGATGCTCTCAAAAAACACGCGAACAGGAAAGGGGACGAATCTGCCCTCACAGATACTGGTGACGCGGATTTGGAATATGTTTACTGAGATTGCAAACGAGAAGCGTATTCCTCTTGCAGATATAGAGCAAGAATTTTTCCATAGCGCGAAGTTCGCGACACAGTCCGATGTGCAACGCTCAGAAGAAACGCTTGAAGTGTGGCGCAGAAGAACACATTTAGAATGGGCTCATACGCCAGATCCTGATACGCCAGGAACAATGCCAAATTCATAGCAAAAACAGGAAGAGCAAGTAGACGTAGTGTCTACTTGCTCTTGTGCTGTGAGGAATTTGGATACTATTTTAGCTCCTGAACGCTAACACTCCAATCAGAAGCCCCGGTAATGTCTAAAAATACCGTTCCGCTTTTATGCTCTTCTGTCGAGTCCTTCGTGGTCTGACCCGCTTTGCACGTGCTGCTAGCAACATCAATTGGTGTGTTATCGGAGCTATTGACCGTGATTGAGAGTGCGGAGTCTGCTTGTGTGCCTCCAATATCTGAACCCTTGCACGTCCACAGGATTTTCCAATCATTCCCGACGGCGAAACTCTCTGTCTTCTTGATACCGTTGCCTGCGTAGCTGTGCGTGGTTGTCCACTTGCCCGTAGCAGGTGCTTTCGTTGGTTGTGCTGACGTGCCGCCTGTTGGCACTGTAGTGGCTGGTGCTGTGCGCGATGCGAGTGCAATGGAGCCGATGCACCCGAACACCAACACGGCGAGTACAATGCCTACAATGAGCAAGCCACGCCGTTTCTTCTTTGGTGGCTGTGCAGGTGGCTGCTGATATGGCGGTTGTGGATATCCTTGTGGATACTGTTGATAATTCTGTTGTGGTGCCGATTGTGGATAGCCTTGTTGTGGCATGGGTGGATACTGCCCTGATGGGTACTGCGGGTTGAACGGTTGCCCAGGCTTCGGCGGTTGATTCGGGGTACTCATGAAATACTCTCCTTAATAATGCGCATTATTAGTGATGCGATTATAGGGACGATGGACTGAGAGTCGAGTAACCGATGATGAAAATATTGTAATGAAAAGGTGCAGCAAAAAAACGCAAGGTTTCGGCCTTGCGTTTGAAATGGAAACCTTTGCTATTCGTGACGTACCTCCCCGTTGAACAGGGAGGCTTCTACGCTGTTGCCAGCGTTGGGTGCGTCCCACCCGAAAGTGTTTGTAATCCTTTGGTCAGGATGTTGAGTGCGGCGTTATGGTCCCTATCGAGTTCACATCCGCACTCGCATGAGTGCCACCGCTCATCAAGTGTTTTCTTCCGCACTTGACCACATCCGCTACAGACTTGACTGGTATATTTGGGGTCAACGGTAAGCACCGTGACAAGGCCAGCGTATGCTGCTTTGCTCTTGCACAGTGATACGAATTGACCCCAACCAGCATCAAGTATGCTTTTATTCAGACCGCCCTTCGCCGCCGCCCCGTTGGGCAAGTATTTACCCTGCTCATCTTGCTTTGGTTTTGGGGCTTTACTGATATTGGCAATCTGCAACTCTTCAAACACAATGGTTTCATAGGTATTCACAAGTTGCCGTGATTGCTTGTGCAGAAAATCCTGTCGCTGGTTCTTGATCTTATGATGTGCTTTGGCAACCTGTTTCTTGGCTTTTTCTTTGCGATGAGAGCCACGCTTACACCTATCTTTGTGTTGTTGTTTGCGTTTCAAGTCAGATTGTGCCTTGCGAAAGAAGCGCGGATTCTCTATCGTATCACCTGTACTCAAGGTTGCGAAGTGCAACAAGCCTACATCAATCCCTATCGCATCATCCGTATACGGCGCATGTGTTCCTACTTGCTCATCAGGGATATCACAAGAGAACGTGACGTACCATTGGTCAACCTCTTTCTTAATGGTACACGTCTTCATCTTCCCCTCTATGGGTCTGTGCAGCTTGACCTTGATATCTCCTATCTTGCTAAGATGCAGGATGTTCCCTTCTAACTTCCAACCAGCCCCATCAGGATACGTGAAACTATTGTAACGGTTGCGTCCCTGAAAACGGGGAAAGCCTGGGGTCTGTCCTTCTCCGATGCGACGATAGAACGCTTTCATACCTTTGTCTAATCGCTTTAACACGTCCTGTAACACATGCGCGGCAATCTCTTGATACTCTTCCCGTATCTCGCTTTTGATTTCTGTCACATCACGCATTTGCTCAAAACAGGACACGCTCTTGACCCTGACATTGGCTTGCATCTCTGCAATAATCCATTGTCCTTGCTCGTTTTGGTGCATGCGAGTACGGATGTGCTTTTGATACGCATCTTTGTATTCGCTGAGCGCGGCGTTGTATAACTCTCGACATCGGGTCAGGGTCCAGTACAACCTTGACGTGGTTTCTTTGTTCGGATACAGACGATACTTATACGTTTTGAGCATGGGTAGCATCTCCCTTCTGTATCCGTTCTCGCTCGTGTTTGGCAAGACGCGCAACCACTTCTAACATCGTCTCGCCTTCATGAGCAGCGATGATTTTCAAGTCCTTGCGCGTCTCTGCCGTCACCCGAATATTCGGATTCAATTCCTTCTTGTTCATAGTAGTTATTATACTACTATGACTACTGAATGTCACGTGCCAACATTGAGACGCCGCATGCCTGCCCCTTCTAGGGGCAGGCATGCGGCGTCTCTTTCGTCAATGTTGAATGTGGCGACGATTACATTCTGTTGTGCGTCTATTTTTGCCTCAGTCCTCTCTGAAATTGCTTTGTCTGAAATGACTGTGAGCAGTTGGTACGGGTTTGTTCCATCATGCTCATCCGTCAGGCTTTCGGACTGTGCAGTTCCATCCTCGGATTGAATGATATCTAGAATACGTCGGTACGACGAACCAGGCTCAATAGAGATGCTATGTTTCACGTCCTTCTCCTTTCTTTGCCTATCGTACCAGAGAGCAGTGGCCTCAATTGCGCTCACTGCTCTGAGAAAGAAGTGCATCAGTCGAAACCAACGCGCTGTGTAATGTGCCAGCCCTGCTCGTTACTGCCTCTCCGATACAGGAACAAACACTACCTCATAGATAAATTCTGTTTTTACGGAACCAGCACCAGTGCGGCGATAAGCCGCAATTGCCACTGGACAATCATCTGGGATGGTAAGCATCCAATTTTCTGTGTAGGATGCTTTACCAAATTTACTAGAGGTACTTTTGCGTGCGAATTTCATCAATTCTGGATGCTTGTACAGGTCTCCATTTTTGGAAGAGACAAAAGAACCATCCTTGATATGACCACATTTGAGGGCGACAATCACGTCGCTCGTGCTAAACGGTTTTACCTCTATCTCAATAATTGGCACTTCTTTTTCCCTATTTTACCGGACGTACAAGAGAATTGCGGAAGTCTTCCACGTCAATATAGCGGTAATCGTACTCCGCAGAGGAACCATCCTCCATCTCAATAAAAATCCATTGCGGCATTCCATATGCATTATTCTTGTGATGCGAGACAATGCCATTCATCCATTTTCTTGGCTGCCATTCGCACTCACAACGAACTTTCGAGCCTTCTGGAAATACTTCTTCGAATCTTTCATAATCACTATTAAGAATAGTGCCCTGTAATGTGTTCATCGTCTCACTCCTTTTCCTGTTCTACGTCCAAATTGCTCATTTCTCTCTTGCTTATTGTACCAAAGAGCAGTGAGCGCAATTGAGGTCATTGCTCTGAGAAAGAGCGCGTTGGTTTCGACTGACGCGCTCTTGATGGAAGATTTGCTACTCTTCAGGAGGCAAGAAAAATGTCCCTTCTGGTGTCAGGAGATCGAACTCTGTTCCTGTGATGTTGACGTACTCGTTCTTCGATGGTTCTGGTGTCCCCGGTGGGCATACATGGGCCAAATCATTTGGTCCATCAACTTCTTCTCCACACTGCGTGCATGTCCAACCTGTGTAACCTATTGACATAATACTCTCCTTTTATTCTAGTGTACTTACTTTTGTTTCACTTTGCATCATCAATTCGATGAAGTTTCTCAGTTGATGTATGAGGGCTGGCACATCGCCAGCCCTGCGCTCGTTATTCGGGGTCAACCGCTGTCCAGGCAAGAGGCTTGGGCGCGTGAGTGTCGCCCATCTCTTGCTCAACCTGTTCAACCGTGTCAAGGTCCTTGCTGTAGTGCGGCGGCATTCCGCCGCTTTGTATACTCAGGCGAAATTTGTCGTCATTCTCGCCTTGACCGTCGCGTACTGTGGCTGTGTAACCATCGTAATATATCTCGGCTATACCGGTCTCTTGTAATGCTTGCTCTAGTTTCATCGTCTCTCATCCTCCTGGGTGAGCATTGCCCACCCGCTACTCAACTTTTATTATTGTAATTTTTCTAGTTCGCCATCCTCATTGATACGGTCATCAAAAACGTTTCATCCTATGGGCGATATGCACCAGCCTTATGAAGAGCTTTTCCACGAATGAAGCGCTCTTTCTCCTCAGCAGAAACACGCTCCAATACTTCTGCGTCGGTCAACGGTCCTCGTTTGCGTTCAACAGCACGCGCATAATTTCTGACTGCAATTGCAGTCAGGATCGCAAACTCAGCATCCTTGATTTCGTTCTCGGTAAATTTGTTCATATTTTTTTCTCGCTTTCTCGGAGGCTCGTGTCCTCTCTCGATGTTTATATAATACACCACTTACGATAATATGTCAAGGCTTTTTGCTATGAATTTTCAGACTTGACGAAAGTTAGCTAACTTTGCTTTTGCGGGAATACGTGATAACATCGCGCGCGCTCGTTTCCTTTGGACGCCCAGCCTTGCGGGGAAGTGGAACTGCTTGTAGATCTGAAAAGAGAAAAAGTAAGTCTTTGCCGCGCGTCTGTGTTTCTGGCGTGCGCTCAACTAGGACGCCTTTCTGGAATATCCACGCTCGTAAACGTCCCTTCTTTACCAACTGATGGACGCTATCCACGCTGTAATCCTTGTGAAATCGGTCTGATAGTACAGTTGATGCCCCGTCTGAATCGGTTAAGTCCTTTACTTTTATGTCTGCGATGTTCATAAAGATAGCCCTCTCTGTGTGCTCTTATGTTCTGCTGAACACTATACACTATCTTTCATTAATTTTCAAGCACTTCCAATATTCGTAAGAAAAACACTTGACAAATACATGGAAGTGTCGTATACTTATAACAAGTCGAGAGACAAAACAAACCGCCTCCACATTGAGAAGCGGTTGAGCCAATAGCCGGAACGCATCAAATGAAGATGGAGCGTTGCGGTACCGAAAGGAATTCTAACACATGGGACATAGAAGCGCACACGCAATCAGCCGCCGAACAGCCGCCAATCTGCTGCGCGACACACGTTTTGCCTCTTCCGTCTACCGCGAGACGGTAGAGATCACCAGGAGCACCGAGCCTGTTATCAAGAGCCGAGCCAAACGCGACATGATCGCGGCTGGTGTCTACCTCAAGGCTGGCGACCTGTACTATTTGGTACAGAGCAAGTGCTACCAGCGTTACTTCGTGGTCTACATGGATGAGAACCACAATGCGACGTGTAGCATCGAAAGTCCTCGCTTGATCGCTGCATGTCTCAGCATGATCGGCATGTATGAGATACAGCATCGGAAGGTGGCGTAGTGAGCGTACAAGAGATGATGGCGAGCGAATATCTCGCCATCTGGCTCCACAGCCAAGAGGTACGAGCATTACGCATCAGAGCGATGTTGATAGCTTTGGTGTACGCCGGATGACTGAGAACGATACGAGCGCATGAGCCGTTCCCATGCGCTCTGAGACGATAGATTTGAAAGTAAGTTTAGAAGACGAAGGAGACCTACACATGTTACAGACATTCATTTACTACAACGTTGACCGCAATGGGCAAGACGCATGCACTCGTACAGCCTATGCAGTGGATGACCTCTTGCAAGACGTGACTCGTGAGCAACTGGTGTCAGTCCAGACACAAGTGTACAACACAGAATTTGAGACGTTTGGCTACACGCATTGCGTCACAACAGTTGTTATTGATGTTCCCGAAAAAGATTAATAAATACATCATCGTAGAATAGCGCGGCTCGCAAGGGCCGCATGGAGGATACGAAAATGACCTTTAAGAAAGCGACGAAATTTGCGGCAAAGGGCCGTATTGCTATCGCAGGTCCATCCGGTACAGGGAAAACATACACGGGTCTTACGCTTGCCTTTGGGCTTGCCGACTCTGGTAAGGTTGCCGTGATTGATACAGAACGCGGTTCAGCTTCAAAGTATGCCGACCAATTCCCTGAGTTTGATGTGATGGAGCTTGATTCGTATCATCCCGATAAGTTCATTCAAGGCATTAAAGATGCCGAGGAAGGCGGCTATGAAGTCTTGTTGATTGATAGCTTGTCTCATGCGTGGAACGGTCCAGGCGGACTCTTAGAGATTGTGGAGGCTATCACCAAACGCTCTAAGAGTGGCAATAGCTTTACGGCCTGGGGAGAAGCAACGCCCATCCAGAACCGTCTCATAGACGCTATCACACGGTCAAAGCTTCATATCATTTGTACCATGCGCTCGAAGCAAGAATATTCTTTAGAGCGTGACGAACGTACAGGGAAATCAACGCCGCGTAAAGTCGGTATGGCACCTGTACAACGTCAAGATTTGGAATACGAATTCGATTGCTTTTTTGAAATGGACTACGACAATACGATGCTTGTGCAGAAGTCACGTTGTAGTGCCCTCTCAGGAAAAGCAATAGCAAAACCTGATACAAAGGTTGCCGACATCCTCAAAGAGTGGCTATCTGGTGTACCTGCACCTGTTGAGGAGCCACTAGCACCGTCGCTCATCGACAAAGCACGGTCTGAATGGGCAACGGCCTATAAGATTGCTGACAACGAGATTGATACACGGTGGACAAAGTTCAAGGCGTATATTCTTGGTGTGCAAATCGCTGATCCAGACTTGACACAATCGCATCTGGACGCCTTGAACAAAGTCATTCAAGCACAATTGGCAAAAGTAGCATAATCCCGTTAGTGTGCGCCTGGCACTCTCCAGGCATGAGAAAAACGTGAAACAGTCTAAGCGACAAGTCACTTATGATGGATGCACATATCAGGTGCGCTCCAATAAAATAGAGATACCTGACTTCTCACAGATGGAACGATTCACTGTGTTGCAGTGGATGATACACCACACGTATCCACGGGGTTACAGCAAAGAACCATCATCTCTTCAAGGTTACAGTGGGTCTATAAAAAGTATGTAGAATGGAGTCACAAGAGTCGCGCTGTCTCGGCGTCGCGACTTGTCATTTCTAACATAGTTGCTCCTTAGTACAAATTGTCAGTTATGCCAACTTCAAGTTCGTCTAAGACATAGTTATCCATCGTGGTCGAGATGTTCTTATGTCCTAGTGCTTTCTGTGCATCACGAGGGCTTTTCTTTGCAAGCTGTGTCCCGACAAATCTCCTAAAGTCATGAGGTCGAATATATTCCAGCCCACATTGATCTGCATAGAATTTCACGATACGCCAGATGGATATCTCTGTCATCGGTTCTACTTTGGGTCTGTTGCCTTTTCCTCCAAAACCTGTAAAGATGTAGTCAGACTGAATCGTGCGTCTTCTTAACCATTCTTGTATCGCGTCGTATGCCTCTTTGGAAAGTGGGGCTTTCCTCCATTCGGTATCATTCTTTCCCATGACTTCCACCTGATACCCCTTATCGGTTTTGTGCAAGCGTTTTATGGTCAACGTTGCCAGTTCACGAACACGTAGTCCCGAACTTGCCAGCATGTGCAGAATGGCATAGTCACGTATGCCAGTAAGCGTAAGGGGGTCTGGGAGACTTGTGAGCATACGCATACTCTCAGGCTCTATACGGGTGCGAGCGTGAGGTTTACGTCTCTCTTTTAATGCGCCAACTTTTACGCCTCGTATATGCTTGAAGTCTTCCCCTGTACCCTTTGGAACATACTTTTGTTCCTCTGCCTCTAACATGAGCGTCTTGACTGCGGATAACATACGATTGATGGTGTTGGGCGAAAGCGACGTGGTAGTGACTAGATGTGTCCTCCATTGTGCAAGCGTCGATGCTTCAATAGCAAGTTCGGGCGTTACCGCAAAATTGAGATACGTCTTGAAATCACGTTCGTACATTTTCAGGGAAGAGGGCGCAACGTTGCCAGCAAGAATACTGGTATCAAAGCCTACTGAGTAAGGAATGAGGCTACTCATCGTTCTCCTTCTTGTCATTTTTGACAGAGTAAGAAAATGTATCTTTAATTACTCTTTTCTATACCCTATTATAACACATTTTCATGCATTTTTGCTACCTGTAATCCTCTTCCATTCCGCTCAATTTCCTGTTATGATGAGCACTAGCAACATGATTGTAGAGTACTAGCATGAAACAAGAGTTCTATGAAAATACTATCCGTTTTCCTGTTGAGATGCGAGACGAATTACACAAGCTCGCACAACAGGAAGATCGGTCTATCAATTGGCTGGTCGTCGATGCCACACGACGAAGATTACAGCAGCGCAAGAGGAAACGCAAAGAGAAAGAGGCGCAATGAGTAGCCATATCATGATACAGCTTGACCGCATTCCTCAACGTCTCTATCGTCGTATCATGGCGGTAGTAGACGAAAAGAATACGACGCAGAATCAGCTTCACATCGAAGGTGTTAGTGGTATTTGGGTGGAGAGCGATATCATCGTCAAGATGCTGGTGTCCGACCAGGAAGAGAACGGGCAGTTACGAGCGTTGCTGGCTCGTTCATTGTCTCTCATGGCTCCGATGTGTCACACCATTGAAGAGGAGTACAATCACTGCAATCAATCCTATGAGATTGATGAGATACGAGAGCAAGCGAAGATGCTCGGCGTGGAGGTGCAAGCGTGAGAATAATCAAGTTTCGCGGTAAAGTGCAAGGGAATTGGTGGCATGTTGATTCTGAGAATGACGCTTGGGAGCAATTTTGGGCATTAGTCGAGAGAGAAACCGTTGGGCAATATATCGGCCTCAACGACGCGATGGGAACTGAGATATATGAGCATGACATTATCAAGGTGTATGACAACATTCGTGTTGTCGAATATAAACGCGCATGGTGGAACGCACTGACACCAGAGGAGTTTTATCAAACATCTGATGGTGAGCCACAACCGCAATTGCCAGGAGGATTTGGCGTGATGCAAGGTGTCACACAAGATGACGAAGGTCAATTCAAACCGATGTATCGCCATGCTGAATATGCGCTCGTTGTTGGGAATGTGCATGATAATCCTGAGTTGTTACATCGTTGAAGTCTTACATAAGACAATCTGTTATATATCCCTAGCTCATGCGTTCTATGAGTAGTATGAGAATTTCCTGAGACTTCTTTTATCGTGTTATGGAAATTAAGGACAGACTTATGCCGCCCCAATTATCAGTAGTACGCAATCATGATGAGGATGATTTTGATTTTCAGCGAGCGTTAGCAGTGGCGCGGCTTATTCTCGCGCTGACCAAAGAGCATGATAACATTGATGTGATATTTTCCAAGTGGAAAGGCGAATTTCAGAAAGTGCGCTGTCAGTACGACGTGCGCATTCCAGACGCAATACGCGCGGGCAAACGCGCGACACTGCGAGAACGTGGCCTACAATAGACAATCTCTGCATTCTCCTGTATACTCTATTCAGTAATTCATAGCGTCTAGTTATTTCTATTGACAGACGCACTCTCACCAGAAGAAACGAGAGTGCGTCCTTTTTGTTGTCTGCGAGGCAGAAGTGAGCGCACAGTCCGAAACTCCTACACCCCTACACGCGCGAAGGCAGGGACAACGAATGAGCGCGAAGGAACGCAAGAAAGCACAAGAGGTATTTCTTGCGACGTTTCGTGATGAGGGAAATATGAGTGAGGCGTGTAGAGTTGCAGGGATACATATCGACACTCCATACGACTGGAAAGAACGATATGAAGACTTTGCAGAGGAATATCGCATAGCTGAAATCCAAGCCGATGGTGCTATAGATCATGAGATTTATCAACGTGCAGTTGTTGGATGGGAAGAGCCTCAAGTGAGTGCAGGAAAACTTGTCTGCTATGCCACGCGAAAAAGTGATGCGATGCTCACGTTATTGGCGAAGTCTCGCATGGCAAAGTATCGAGAGAAATCACAAGTAGATGTGAATGCTCATGTGAATGCACAGGTCCGATCGCAAAATGTGATCAACATTGACCCTCGTTCTCTTTCCTCTGAGCAACTTGCCACACTCAAAGTCCTTGCAAAAGAATTGAAAGCTGGTGAGCAGAAGTGACGCGATTCCATGTTCCTTCCTCAACACAAACTCTCTCGTTAGGTGACGCACTGCTTGCGATGGCAGAAGCTGAGGAAATGCGACGCTCGCTCAAAGCGTTTGTTGTTGGCGCATGGTCTATCATAGAACCTCAACACTTTCAGGATGGTTATGTTGTCGATGCGATATGTGATCATCTTACCGCCTTAACTACCGGGCAACTTCGCTTCCTCTTGATCAACATTCCTCCAAGGCACAGTAAGAGTACCATATGCAGCGTGTTATGGCCTGTGTGGTGTTGGCTCCGCAATCCTGCTGATAGGTTCCTGTGTGCCTCCTATGGCCTCAACCTCGCTATTCGTGACAACCTCAAAAAGCGCAATCTGATAGAGTCGCGCTGGTTTCAAGATCGCTATGGAAGTGAGCTTTCGATTGTTTCTGAGTCGGCGTCAGTGCATTTTGAGCGAGAACGCGACTTTGGACTCAGTGAGCAACAGAACGCGAAACGCTTTTTTATGAACGATAAGATGGGCTATCAGTTGGCGGTTTCCGTTGGAAGTACCACAACAGGTGAGGGCGGTTCAAAACTGTTGATAGACGATCCGCATTCAGCAACAGAAGCACATAGCCAGATGGAACGTGAATCGGCAGTAACGTGGTTCCGTGAAACATGGTCAAACCGCATGAACGATGCTGATAAAGACGTGATGCTCGTTATTGGACAGCGCATCCATGAAGAGGATGTATCAGGCGTGATTATCAAAGAGCGTCCAGACTGGACACATCTTAATCTGCCTGCTGAGTACGAGCCAACACGAAAATGTTACACACGTATCGGCTGGTCTGATTGGCGTACTGAGGAAGGCCAATTGCTCTGGCCTGAACGCTTTAACGATGCAACACTGACGCGATATAAACGTGATCTTGGCTCCGTTGGCTATGCAGCGCAATATCAGCAATCGCCAGTGCCTAGTGGTGGTGGTCAATTTCGCAAGCAGTGGTTTCGCTACTTTGGCGAGACGCAAGAAGCGTACATTATGGAAACGCCAAACGGCACACGCTCGTTGTTCAAAAATCACTGTAGCATCTTTGGAACGGTTGACCTTGCAGTATCCTCTAAGCAAACAGCAGATTACACGGTAATTGCGATATGGGCATTGACCAACGAAAATGATTTATTGCTGATAGACCTCGTTCGTGATCGTTTCGATAATCCTTCTCAGCAGAAACAAATTGAACTTCTCCATCAACGCTACCGACCTGATTATTTCCGCATAGAGTCCGTTGGCTATCAACTCGCACTCATTCAGCAACTTCTTGTGCGTGGCGTGCCATGTGAAGAATATCGACCTGTCAAAGATAAAGTGTCGCGAGCGAGCACGGCAAGTATTTGGATGGAAAATGGCAAGTTCTATTTTCTTAAAAGCGCGTCTTGGCTGAACGATGTTGAAAGCGAATTACTGACATTTCCGATGGGTGCTCATGACGATATTGTCGACAATGTGAGCATGGCAGCTGACGCGGTAACCAGTCCAATGGTAGATGAGATGGACGAAAACACCGTAAACGCTCTACAGAATTTTAGAGGATACTAAAGATGGGAATTATGGGCATGGTCAACAACGGCTTAAACCTGATACAGAACGGATTGAACTCTGGCATCAACTACGCACTGCGTCCGTATGAGGACCCTGCTACAAGTTATCAACAGCGTAGTTTTGTCTCTCAGCAGCAACAGTATAGCCTCCTGTGGGCGTACTATAATAGCAGTGTGTTTGACCGCACGGTCCAGACCGCCATGTCGTATCATCTCTACGGCAATAGCGCAACCCCGATGTATCCCTATAATCCATTCTCAGCTTATAAGAGCAATTACAACCTCTATCGCAACATTCGCCCGATTTACAATCCCACTCGTCGCTTAGTCGATTTCTACGCAGGAAATGTCTACCCTGGCGTGTTGTCCGAAGATGGCAAGACCTTGCCCGATGGGGTGTCGCTCGCTATTCCCTTCGCAGAAGATACCGACCCTGCACTGAAATCCGCTATCGCGCAATTCTGGCAATGGAGCAACTGGCAAGCAAAAAAAGGACTCTTAGTACGCTTTGGCGCGGCACTTGGAAGCGTACTTGTCGAGATTGTTGATGATGTTGAAAGCGGTGTGGTGACTGCTGACATTGTGTGGCCTGGATTTATCTACGATTTAGAACTCGATGGCGCAGGGAACGTCAAACTCTACATGATTGAGTATAGCGTCAGAGAAGACGATGGTACGACGTATGTCTTTACCAAAGTTGTTGATGATATGACCATTCAGTATTTCAAAGACCATGAACCATTCGATTATGGCAATGGCACGGTGGTGTCGCATCCGTATACGTTTTGTCCTGCCATGTGGATAAAACATCAGGACGTGGGCGGCAATCATGGCACACCTGCCATCGCTGGAAGTCTCGGCAAGATTGACGAACTCAACAATCTTGCCTCACATGTCCACGACCAGATACACAAGAAGATTGGTGCGCCTTTAGTCATGTGGAGTAGTGGCAGTGTTGGCAAGTTGTTTGGAGGCTCTAAGCGTGGTCTTACCAACGAATACGATACCCCACAGGCGGCTGAAGAAGAATCACTCTTGATGCTCAAAGGGCCTGAAAATGGAAAAGTGGATAGCCTCGCAGGTGACTTGAACCTTGCCGATGCTGCTGCCTACATGCAACATCTCATCAAAGAAATTGAGGCCGATCATCCTGAACTCGCCTTTAATCGAGAGTTGCGCGAGATGACACAAGTGACAGGGCCTGGGGCTGCACGTATCGCCTCGGATGTCGTAGGGCGTCTCACAGAAGCGCAAGCGATTTACGATCAAGGCACCGTCTCGATGCAACGCATGGTCGTCGCTATCGCTGGATTTCGCGCCAATAGTGGTGTATGGGGCAAGCTCAATAAGCAACAACAAAAGTTTACTCCATTCGACCTGACCAGCTACGCATCAGGTAATCTCGACATGGCGATTATGCCTCGGCCTTTGTTGGTGCCGACGAAACTAGAGATAGCGCAAGAGAAGCAAGCGTTGTGGCTTGGTGTGCAAGCAGCAACAAGTTCAGGCGCACCGTTACCGTTCGCACTTGCCGATGCTGGTTTCTCGGATGAGGAATTGACCGAGCTACAATCGCAACTCGACGCACAACAGAAGCAAGAGCAAGCACAGTTGCAACAGCAACAAGACCACGCGATCAAGCTCGCACAGGTCACGAAACCGCAACCGAGCGATACTCAGCAACAGCCGAACGGATCACACAATGCTGATCCACAAAAACAAGGGGTGAAAAATGGCAGCAATTCAGGGAAGTAGCACACTCGATTTCTTTAGGGCTAATAAAGAGCAACCGATTGTGCAATTCGTCACATGGTACATCCTCTTAGTCAAAGAGTGGTCATTTGACGATATCCAAGAGGTGCTTATCCGCCTGATGGAACCACGTGATACATTTGGCGTCAAGCAAAATCAGCAATCATGGTCTTTCACGTTTCGCAATGGACGCACAATCCAACTTCTCTTTGTGGAGATAGAGCGCAACAATTGGTATTGCGAACTCTCTACAGAAGTATATATTTCGCCAAGAACACAACCACAACAAGTTACACAAGCAACCAAAGGGGAAAATAACGTATGAACACATTTAATGTCAGTGGATGTCAGCCAAATACATCCATCATCATTGAGATTGATGGCAAAGAACTTGCGAAGGTGACGCTCGATGAACTTCACCCAGAGCGAAAACTTATTCGCAAACTACAGCCTTATATGCAAGATTTGTACGATGCTGGGTATGAAATTGACACCGTACTCGACAAAGCGGACGAACTGGCCTATCACCTTGTTGAAGAGATGCTCAAAGCACAGAAGCAGCCACACGATGCATTGGTCATGTTACCACTTGTTGCAACGTTGCTCAAAGCCACAAGCGAGCATGTGGGCATTGCTCGCAAACAGCAAGAGGACGCACAAAAATCCTCATCATTTTTTAGACCTGTATGACTCTCGCACAATTCGCCCACGCGTGGTTAGAGCGTCAAGGCATGATCGACACGGACAGCGTATTTGACGCACAGATAGGTCGTAATGTGTTGCGCCTGATACATCACTTAGAACAAGACGTGTGCAGTCTCAAAGATGTGCTGCTGCTGTTCGCCATAGTGACAAACATTTACAAAGCGTATGACGATGCACAGAGCGATATATGGCAAGCGTATAGACGTGAGGAACGAAGGAGGAAAGCTTCATGACAGCAGAAGAATTAGCACAGAAATTTCACGAGACCTACGAGCTATTAGCTCCTCTCTACAATTACCAAACACGCAAGGCAAGTGCCGTGCCGTGGAAAGATGTTCCTGAAAACAACAAACATCTCATGATTGCCGTTGCGTCAGAGATATTGCAACTACTAAAGGTGACACAATGAGCATCAAGACGCGTATGAAGAAACAGCAAGCCATTGGAGCCAAGACAGGACGCGATGCTGCACCGATCCTCAAAGCTCCTGTGAAAATAAAGACACAGGTCAAGCAGACCGACGTGCCCAACCTGTTGCCCATTCTAGCGACACCTGGACATGAGGAAAGAGCCGATGAAGCCAATCAAGTACCGAGCATGGCATAAACGAGAAAAGAAAATGAACAAGCACCCGTTATGTATCACCTGTAACCCACAAAATACGCGCATGTTGCACACTGGCAAGCTCACCTGCTACCAAACAACCGAGCGCGGCGTTAATATATGGCTTACGTTATGCGTATACTGTGTATCTGGCAAGCTCACCTGCTACCAAACAACCGAGCGCGGCGTGACGTTCAAACGCTACACCTGTTCGTCCTGTGGCAGGCAATGGGACGCGAAAGACAAAGTGATGCTATGGCCTGTTCATATGCGTGTGGTACCGAAGTGGGCTTTCACGCACTGGAGGGAACATGCTGGACGCTATGATATTGGTTCACATCTGTTTGTGCGTGTGATACGCGTTGGGCCACTACATATCACGCTTGGCAACCGTGACTATGCGTGGCGGCGACGACGTGGGCAGTTTTATCCGAAAGGCAAGACCGCATGAAAACAACACTGCTCAATAGCATTACCGCTCTCTCACTTGTGGCATTCGTCTATTATCTTATTCCAGGCTTTACGCACATCCTGACATTCCTTCCTGGCGGACAATGGACGAATGCCGCTCTCTCATGTGCTGTGTTTCTCATCGTTGTGCAGATGTTGCCTCAACCTGCAAAGACATGTCCAGAATGTGGTTACGATCTCACTTCTACGCACACTACACACCCAGTAGAAGAGGGCATAAGGAGAGTCAAATAATGAACATGCACAAGGATTGGAAGCGACGTGTTCGCATTGAAGGTGGAATGAAGGACATTGCAGGTTTCTTTCTTACTGCAACCGATGTTGAAACAGGTGAACGTATAAACAATATTGAACATGTGTTTCTTTTACTCAGTCCAAGTGAGAAAAATAGAGCGGTAATCAAGTATTGCAGAACTGATGAATCAGGAAAATTTATGATTGGAGAAGATCGCAATCTTATAAAAGAGACGATTCAACTCGACAATATTGAAATTGCTGTAACTGCGCTTGAAGTAGACGAATTGCCAGAAGGATAATCGTATGTACCGGGATGCATACGCTCTTTCCTCGCTCCGTGATGGCTTTGTCACGTCCAACGTCACCCCTGAACCAGAGGACGACAAGTATGAGGAAAAAGAGCATGTCCCGTTCGGCTTCACGCCACGCAAGCAACACGAGGAAGACGAACTGCGTCCCTACGGATTTTATCAACGAAAGAAACATGAGAATAAGGAGTCAAGCCAGTGACTACAGAAGAATTTATACAAAAGATACTTGAGCGAGTGCGATCAGTACGGGAGGAATTGAAGGACAACGCTGAAGGAGAAACTGTAAAATCATGGGCATTAAGTGATGCCGTAGATGATATCGAGGCACTCTGCAAAGAACATCTAACGAAAGACAACAAATAGCCATTTGAGTGCGTTTACACTCAACTATTGACACCATAGGAAGGATGTGTTATAAATGACTCAACAGAACAATAACGCTCCATCAAACGGGCAGACGCTCAATGATGGAGACTCCACAGGGCAGACGCCCACACCCACACCGAACGGGCAGACACCGAACGGACGCACTTCCATTGACTCCTTACCGCAAGATATCCAGGAGCTTATCAGCACCTTGCGGAACGAAAACAAGGAGAAACGCGAAACGCTCAAAGCTCAGGAAACTGCTCGACAGCAGCAAGAGCAAGAAGAGTTACGCAAACAAGGCGAATTTCAGAAGTTGGCAGAGCAGCACGAGCAACGTGTCAAAGAGCTTGAACCAACGGTTGAGCGATACACCAAACTTTCAGACATCGTGAATGAGCAGATTAAAGCAGAGGTCAAAGACTGGCCCGCAGAAATCAAAGACTTGCTTCCCGATAAATCCGCTCCCGTTGAAGATCGCTTGAAGTCGCTTGAAAAGCTCAGACCACTGGTTGAACGCCTGAACACACAGGCACGCGGGCAGACGCCTGGAAACGTGCCGAATCCGAAACCAAGTAGCGACGAACCTGGCACCGATGTCAACGACTACTACAAACGCTATCGGGCATCAGGACTTGCAGGCAAGATGTAGCAGGATGGTTTCGCACAACAACACTTAACTAGCAATTATTGGGTGAGTGTATGAGGAAATTTCCTCATACACTCTTTTTTTGTTTTGGAGGCTTTCATGCCTAGTGTCGCAAAGGTCGGTAAACCATCACTGGTGACAGCCGTACCGCCCACGTCCTGTAATCTCTCAGGACTTCATGCAGGTGAGGCCATCGCAGCTGGAGACGCCTGCTACATCAAGAGTGCCGATGGTTTAGTTTATCGCTCCAATGGCACCGTTGCCTCCGACCCCTCAAATGTCGTAGACGGTTTCGCGTCCAGCGATTGCCCTCTTGGTGGCGCGATTTCGCTGTATTATGGCGTTCGCTTCGCCTATGGTGCAGGTATGACCCCTGGCACCTTCCTCTACCTCGACACCGTTCCAGGTGGCCTCAATACCGCGCCAACGGCTGGTGGCGTCGCACCAATTGCACGTGTCGTGCCTGATTACGTCAATTCGACGGTTGGCTCACGGATCGAAGTCAAGCGTAGTTGGGCCTAAAGCCTAAAGAAAGGACATCATTTCAATGGCTTTCGGTACCTTAAATATTCTCGATACCATCGGGGCGAAAAAGGCACAGTACAACCAGTTCATCAACATCTATGATGAAGCAACGCTCTATCAGCAGATCACCATTTTCCTGCAAGCGCATAATCGCATCTTCCAGGAAATGACTGAAGACCTCGTTGCGCCCACGCAAGAGCGCTTCATGACCTGGGGCAGCAACGACTCTCTCGACATGATGGAAAGTGATGAGTATGGCCGCCCAGACGTGCAGAAAACCGCGCCAACGCCTACCCTCATGGGCTTTCCGTTCACTCGCAAACAGGCTGCATGGGGCGTCACACGCGATTTCATGATGAACAAGACTGTGGGCGATCTCGATAGCATCTTGACCGCTATCCGCGATGCGGACTTGCGCGATATGATGCGTGCTATTCGCTACAATTTGTTTCATCCAACCAACACGCCCAACTACATTGACCGCTATATAGACCGTGCCACGTACCCACTTCGCGCATTGCTCAATGCAGACGGAACGTACATTCCACCCGATCAGTATGGTCGCATCTTCAATGCGGGTACCCATACGCACTACCTTGCAACAGTAGCAGCAACGCTTGCTGACGCTGATTTACAGGCGTTGATTGCGACGGTAGTGGAGCACTGGATGAATGGTCAAATTCGCGTCTACATCAATCGCACAGAAGAACCAACCGTCCGCGCTCTGACGACGACACCGATCAAGTTCTACCCGTACTATGACCCACGCATTACACCAAGCGTCAACCAGGACTTCGCAGGCGCGAAAACGCTGGACCTGATGGACCCCTACAACCGGCCAATTGGTATCTACCAACAGGCGGAAATCTGGGTCAAGCCGTGGGTGCCAAGCGGCTACCTGTTCTGCTTCAATACAGCAGCCGACAAGCCGTTGCGCATGCGTACCCGCGTAGGACAGCCCGGCGATCTGCACATTGCTGCGGACTATGAGAATTACCCACTTCGCGCACAGTACATGCAGCGTGAGTATGGGATAGGAGTTTTTGAAAGGCGCAATGGAGCATGTCTCAACATCAGTCCAAATGCAACCTATGTCGAACCAGTCGCAGGACCATTCTAAGGAGTAACTGACATGGCAGATCCAACACCAAAGGTGCCAGACCCGACTCCGGCACCAACACCACCGGAAATAGCACCAATCGCTGATGTGAAACCGCTTGATGAGACCATTCCAGGCGGGAAATACATGGTCAACGGATTTCTTGTCGATGCGAACGGCAATCCAATAAAGGCATAATCGATGCAACGGGCAACCGCAATCACCAACTTAACCAATGAGTACTCAGACCTTGCAACGGATGCCAAGTTTACGAGCGATCAACTGACCACTGCCTATAACTTTGCGGTGGACATGTCGCTCCGACAACTTGGCGTCACGGAGGACCTGTTAGCCTCGTTTGACGTGCCACAGGCGCAGATACGTGGCTACTTGGCCTTACTCAATTACTACGCACTCAAACGGTTTACGCGGTTACTCGCGGTTCGCTTCGATGTCACGGTTCCACAGGCGTTAGTTGCATTGCGTTCGCAAGCCTACACACACGTCATGGCACAAATGGAAGAGGCTGAGAACGAATGCATCAAGCTTGGCTACGACGTTGGTGGACGCAACACAGGGTTCCAGATGGGACGCATTGAACTGGACTTCCTGGAACCTGATTATCCGTATGGCTTCATTCCCTATGGCTCATATGGAGGTGGCTTCTAGTGGCGATTTTCACGGATGCAGACCTCGCAGGATACGGGCAAGTGATTCAGGACTTGGTCATGTCCGACACGTGCGATGTCCTACGAGCAACCAGTACGCAAGACACACAAGGGGGCAAAACAGGGGTAACGTGGCCTATTCTCTCGACAGTCCCGTGTGTGTTGGTCAACGTGCAACGTGCGCCTAAAGAGTTGGTAGACGACACGCAATTGGTGAGCGCGGTGATTAAGATTGCGATGTTGCCACGCCATACCGACGTGAAAACACAGGACCGATTGCGCATCGCGGGTGTTGTCCATCGCGTGATTGCCCCGCTTGACCCCGTGACCTATGAGGTCGTGAGGCGGGTGTACGTCGTGCTAGACGAATTAGAAGAGGTGAGCTAGTGGCAAAACTCGATACACATATCAAACTGACGGCTGATACAAGCGAACTCACACAAGCTCTTGAAGACGACAACATCGAGGGCAAGGTTCACGAGTTCCGCTTAAAAATCAGACAAATTGTACACGAAGAGATTGAAGCTGCTCTCAAAGAATTGCCACATCGCATACGAGCATCGCAAGGAGTACAGCAGTGAGCGATATCAGCATGTCTCTCAACGGCTTAGAGGCGGTTATAAGCGGCTTAGACAATCTCTCCGTGCAATCGCAAGCCGATGTGCAAGCGATTATCGAGAAGCACACGAATGGTACGGGTGACGACTCAGAAGCACTAGCACCTGTACGCACGGGCGCGATGAAAGCAAGTAAGGTTGTGACCATCGGCACATTGCAGGGAACCGTTGAATACGACTCACCTGCTTTGTATGTCGATCAAGGCCATCATACACGGTCAGGCTCGTATGTGCCACCGAATCCGTTCCTAACCGCACCATTCTTCCAACATGCTCAACAGTATGAGCAGGATATGCAAGGAGTCATCAAGTGATAGCAGTGATTGTGTTCGGATTATGCGCTCTGTTGGCCTTGCTCATCGCACTGGTCTATCTGGTGCATCGTGCGTTTCAATGGCTTGGCACGAAGGCAGAGACGGTGACAATCACTCTTGCGATCAAGCGGTCTGCTCTGCCTGAGAAGGTTGCGAGCGTCCCACAGCAGAAAGCGACGGTCTAACATGCTTGCACTTCCTGAATGGCTGTTCTGGCTCATCCTGCTCTTCTCGTATCTCTTTGGCGTGTTCTCTGGCTTGGCGATTGTGCTTGGCTATAGTGCGGCGGTTTCACGTGCGATGAGGGCATCAGGGCAATGACTGCGAACACGGCGAAGGTTGAGCTGCACACTGCGCTCTATGCCAAACTGACGAGCAACAACGTGATTGTCGCGGCACTCAGTAGCTTAGGCTTTCAAGCGGTGTACAACATTCGCGGAGTACCGTCTGGGACGAAGCCACAATACATCCTGATTGGCGATACACAGGAAATGCCCAAAAACGCATTTGGACGCAAGGGATACGCCCTACTCACGAGCATACACCTGTTTACGCGTGACAACGGAACATTCAATGCTGACAAAGCAGTGGACTATCTCAACGGACTGTTTGACCAACCACAACAGCCGTTGGTGCTGGCAACACTCACAGTGGCAAGCATGATGTACAACATGGCAAATGGTGTTCAGGATAACGATGGTCTCACCTGGCACTTGACACTCAAATACGACATTTTTATTCAATAGGAGAAAGACATGGCGGCAAATGCGGGTTATCTGGCAACGGTCTATATCGGCTCTACACTAGCCGTGATAGGCAATCTCACACAAGCAGACTTGACCATCAATGGCGACGTCTACGACATTACCGCACTTGGGCAAGGCGATGCATGGAAACGTAAACTCGGTGGACTTGCGGATTACATGCTCAAACTCTCAGGCTATACCGACTTTAGCGATGCACAGCAAATGGCTATTCAGGCTGCAACGATCACCAATCCAGGCGCGTTGGTCTCGTGGCAGATCAAGCCAAAAGGAGCGGCCGCGACCACGCTCTTTAGTGGGACCGCTATCAACAAGAGCGAAGGTCTCAAGTTCGCGGTCAACAAGCAGGACGACATAAGTTTTGATCTGGATGGGTCAGGGCCGATTGTCTTCACACCGTAAATTGTAGGAGCTTACAATGCCAGCACTTCAAGGCTACCTTGCCAATTTCTACCTGTCCTCACCACCATCTATCGCAACAACGAATGAGGCCATGACCGACGTAGGAGATCATATTTCCTACGTCATCACGAATACTGCACATCAGGCACTTGACCCAACTGTTGCAGTGGTGGTACAGACCTCACCTGACAATGGTACGACGTGGAGCGCGATTACGAGTGGCTTTATCGTGCAGTACTCCATTGGACGTGTGAAGTTTTTGGCGGCGAATGCCTCTACTGTGCAAGTGCGCATCGCATCAGCAAACTATGTGGTTGTGGCGTTTCTTGGCAATGCGAAATCTGTTGATATCACCAACACGGTGGATATCGAAGACACTACTGCGTGGACCAATCCGCCGTCGCAGTGGAAGACGAAGCAAAGTAAGCTTGTTGGTGCTGCCGTGAAGGTGAATAAGTGGTGGGTAGACGCGACGCTCATGCAGTACATCGGCACGAATACGCTCTTGCTCTTAGTGCTCTACAACGGATCGAATCCTACGTCTCGCTATGTCTGTTATGGCTTGCTCAAAACGGACGCACTCAAAATCGCGGTAGACAAGTTAGTGGAAGAAGATTTGGACTTTGAAGTCTCTGGTCCTGTCTACTTCTTGGCTTCTTAATCATGACTATTCAACCAAAGAAAGTGACACTCAAGAAAATGCTTAGTACACAAGACATTCGTTCCGCATGGCTGGACGAGCCACTCAGAGAAGAGCCTATCACCGTTGATCTCGCAAAACTGAAAGACGCGAAGCTCATTATTCGTGAACTTCCTGGCGATGTTGGGCTAGATCTGCTCACAGAATGTACCGATAGCAGCACCACGCCCCCAACTGTCAATCAGAAGAAATTGTTGTCCTCTCTAGTCATTGATACCATTCGCAATGCCGATGATCCTGATAAGGCGCTCATTTTCTCCGTCGCAGACCGTGACATGCTCCTGAAAACGGGCATGGGGCGCATCATGACAGCCGCTAACGCTTCTGCGAAATTATCGGGCTTAGACGACAAGGCGCAGGAAAACGCAAAAAACGCTTCAATCCCAGGCACGACAGTTACAGCGCAAGTGAACGCGCCAAGTACGACCTTGCCGCTCGCTTCAACTGCATCGACCCAGACCGTCTAGTTGGATCGGTAGGCTACTCAGTGATTAACAACTGGATGGCCTACTTTCACCAGATTGCCAAAGAGGAGGAGGCGCGAAGTAAAGCGTCTACCAGTGGCAACACGACGAGCTTGCTTGGGGGATAACTCACACTTAGCTACCAACTATTGGGCAAGTGTACAGATGAACACACATTCATCTGTACACTTTTTGTATTTTTAGGGAGTATGCGATGCCGCTTATAGGCTCAATTGGCGTGAATTTCTCAGCCAATACGACCAATCTCATCAGTGGCATCAACATGGCCAAAAACGCACTGTCGAGCCTTGCGAGTAATCCCGTAGGTGCGGTAGGTATCGGTCTCGCTGCCGTTGGACTGACCGCCGTTGCCGTTGGTGCGCAAACCGTCAAAATGGCGGGTGACTGGCAGCAATCCATGACGCTGCTTGTCAACTCTGCTGGTGAGTCGCAAGACAAAATCAAGATGGTGGGTGATGGCCTCTTACAAATGGGGATAGATACAGGAACGAGTACCGAGCAACTTGCTAAAGGCATGTTTAATGTGGAAAGTGCGGGCTACCGAGGCGCAGCAGGATTAAGTGTCATGCGTGCAGCCGCAATGGGCGCAAAGGTTGAAAATTCCGATCTCGCCGCGACAACGGATGTGCTTACCACCACCATGCATAGCTACCACATGCCAGCGCAACAAGCTGTCAACGTGATGAACTCGTTTCGCATGGCGGCCTCGATGGGCAAAATGCATATGGACGACTTGACGGGCGCATTACGAAACGTCTTGCCTATTGCCGCAACAGCCGGTGTGAAAATCACTGATGTGGAAGCTGCTCTCTCTACGATGTCGAATGCAGGCGACAAAGGTGCGGCGGCAGGAACACACCTCTCTCAGATGCTGACCTATTTGCTGGCTCCCTCCTCAAAGGCAACAAAGGTCCTCAAAGAAGTCGGACTGACCACACAGCAAATCTCTGACGAAATGAAGGTCTCACTTCCTGGCACCGTTGACATGATCACGAAGGCGGTCGGAGAGAAGTTTCCCGTTGGCTCTGCGAAGTATGTTGCCGCGATTTCTGCGATTGTTGGCGGAAACAAATCCATGAAGGCGATGCTTGAGGTATCAGGAGGCAGTTTCAAAGAGTTTGCAAACGATGCTGGCTCTCTTGGCACAACGATGAAGGGCGTTTCGACAGCGGTTGACGGTTTCTCTCTGGTGCAACAAAACCTCAATTTCAAGTTAGACCAGGGGAAAGCGGCGATGCAGGCTCTCGGTATTCGGGTTGGAACCGCGCTTTTACCCGTATTCAGCGCACTTGCCGATAGAGGCGTTCAAACGATTACCACGCTTGGCAAAGCCTTTGACGGCATGATGAAGTATTTCAATGGGGATGCATTTCAGGGCTTCATTGCCGATGTGCAGACCGTTGGCAACCAACTAGGGCGTATGCTCGGCCCCGTCATGGGGCAACTTCCGACCTTTGAACACGTCTTGAACGGGGTAGGAACGGCGTTCGCGTGGATGATAGACAAAGTAGACATAGTCGTCTTCGGCTTAGGACAATTCCTTCTCTTCCTGAATGAAAATCAAACGGCAATGAATGTGTTTAAGGCCGTGCTTGCGGGTATAGGCGTGGTTTTACTTGGTGTTGCGGTTGCCGCCATTCCTCCACTCGTAATAGCGTTTGGCGCGTGGGCTGTGGCGGCTGGCGCGGCTGCAATCGCGACCTTAGCCGCAACATGGCCTCTTCTCGCTATCGGTGCGGCTGTGGCCTTAGTCGTGTTTGGCATTATCGAAGCCGTGCAGCACTGGGGGCAGATTACCGCATGGCTCAAAGGCGTGTGGGGAGGTATCGGTGCATGGTTTCAAGGGGTGCTTGGTGCTATTGGCAATTTCTTCACACAAACGTGGCAGGGGACGCAAAACAAGACAAGCCAGTTTATGAGCTTTCTTGGCAGTGCCGTTCAGTCAGGAATGAAGGCCGTATTCGATTTTTTCATGGCACCCATCAACCTCATGGGACAGGGGATGCAATGGTTGTATAACCACAACTATTATATCAAGCTCATGGTCGATACGATTGTACAGGACGTGCAACGGCTTGGCTCCTTCCTGAGAACAGAGTGGAATATCATCGTTATGGGCGTCACGCAAGCCTTTCTGTACATTTACAACGGCGCATCCATGTATTGGTCGCTCATCACCTCGACGATACAGCGATGGTCAAGTGCGGCATGGTCATTTTTGGTTGGGATCTGGAATCAGATTGTCTCCTCTCTCACGCAAGCGGGGCAACGCGCATGGGCGGCTGTCGTCTCGATGTGGACGCGCATATCAGGCGTCTTTTCCTCAGCGTGGTCAACCTATCTCTCTGGACCGCTCACTTCAGCATGGAATAGTGTGCTGAATTTCATCAATTCTTGGGGAAGTCAAGCGTATCAGAGCGGCGCAAATTTCGTACACATGCTCGCCGATGGCATCACGAATGGAATCGGCGTGATCGGCTCGGCGGTTTCTGGAATCGCAAAAACGATTTGGGCGAATCTCGGCTTCCATTCTCCGACGAAAGAGGGCTACGGTTCTACT